TCACTACGGAGATCGGTTTCTTGGTTTTGCGGTGTTCTCTCATCATTAATGAAGGATCATCTTGGAATAGAAAGTCACAATCCACAAACATGCAGGTTCCAGTGATCCCAAGTTCACGGGCCAGATGAAACACCAGAAAGCGCGAATGGCTAAAATCAGTTGAAAACGGTCTGCTGTCTCCATCGTCATACATCTGCCCACCAGCATGGATGCGAGACGTCCGATAAAACATTTTCAGCTTCCGTAACTGGCGATGTTCAACCATATAAATCTTGGGGCGTTTGGTTGCCCGTGCCAGAATTGAATAAGCGCATACTCCCGCAGCTTCATGTTCGCGTGCGTCATACCCTATAAAGTAAGTGTCCATGCCCATTCTCCTATTTCTCTATTTTCTTAGATAGTATAACCTCAAAACCGCCTTCGAATTGTCTAACCCTGCTCATTTTGAAGTTCCCCTGAAGAATACTTTTCCACCAGATATAATTCCGTAACAGGACATGAGCATTGCGCCCATCGTCAAGAAACTTGGTGGCAGGTCGGGTTGATATAACTGCAAAAACTTTACCAGCCCCTACACGATCCCGAATATCGTCAAGAACCCTTGCGATTTGTTTTGGTTCAATATGCTCAAGCACATCCAGACAGGCCACAAGGTCAAACGTGCCGCCTGGTTTTTCTGGGAAGGTACTCGGATCATAGTTGGTGCACTTGAGATCACTGTATTTATGCAGGTAATTCCCAAGCGTTCCCTTGCCACAACCATAATCAAGAACCGTTTTAGCTTTGGTCAATTCAGCGAGTTCCAGAACATGCCCAAGCCAATAGTGCCCTGATGATCCGTAGCCCGTTTTCGAATGTAGTTCGTTTTGCTGCTTCAAATATCCCTTGGTAATCATTTCAAGCAATCCTTGTGCACCATTATGTGATCGCCTGACATGATTTTCAGAGTTTGGTAGCCATGTTCTTTAAGCAGGTTTGCCGCGCCTTCTGGATCAAAACCGTAGTAATCAGTTCCTTTCTTTTGCTCGACAATGATCAGGGGTTTATATTCATTGATCACCTTCAAACCCCCTTCGATTATCTTTTGCTCAAAACCTTCGCAGTCGATCTTCAGCACGCCCATTGGTTTCCCGTCTTGGGCCAGTGCCTCTGGTAATATATCGTCAAGCCTACACATCTTCGCTTTGATGGGGTTCGGGGTTTCTTCCCCCGCTTTCATCGCGTGCGTGTTGCCTGTGTTGTGCGGGTTGAAATGCAGGATCAATTCTTTGGTTTCATCACCAAGGGCGCATTCAACCATCTTCACATAATTCGGCTGGACATTCTTCCAGTAAATTTCCCGCATTTGTGGGATGGGTTCAAAGGCCACAACCGAAGCCATGCGTTCCTGCCATTGCATAGACCACAGGCCAACATGTGCCCCAACATCTACAAAGCATTTGTCTTTGCAGTTTTCAATATACGTCATGGCATATTTCATGGCAGCTTTTTGTTTCTTCCACTGATAGGTGATTTTCCCATCTTTTACGTGGCGTCCTTTGCTGGCTACCATCCAGTGCCGCAGGTGGTGTTCTTGGGCTGGAAGATGAACCCCCTCAACTAAAACGCTATCCATAGAAAAATCCTCTCCGTTTATTAGCTGGCACGTCCAGTATTTTCTGAACCGCCGTTCCATTTTGTAATTCTTCGTAAGTCATATCACAGCCGTGTAAAGTGCTGATCAATTCTTCAATCTTTTCTTTACTTGGCATGATCGCTTTACCAATCTCTGGTAGATAAGCAGGTGCACATTCGGACAAGGCACAGTGTAATGTGCAGAATGCAGGAACACCCGCCGCCAGTGCTTTCAATGTGATCGCGGATGAAAGGCTGATTACCAGCCCCACGCGGCTCAATTGGCTGTCCAAGGTTTCATGTTCTGGATGCGCTCTCGTAGGCTTGTGTCGCACGGTTACTTTGTACCCAAGATTGCCCAAACGCTGCGAAACACTGGCTACCCATTCGGCTTGTGAATATGATAATCCCAAATGATCAAAGAATTCCTTCGACTGAAAACAGACCAAGGCCTCATCCTCTTGGACGTCTGAGCGGCCCACAGGGGCGATTAAGCTGTTTTGATACATGGCTCGTGGTAAATCTGCGTAATGGGGCTGTACACCGTTCCAGCACCATCTGAGCGTCGGTGTTGCCTTACTTGTCACCCAGCCGTTGTCCAGATATATTGCACGGCCCTGACGCCGCTTCTTTTTGAACAGGGCGCGAGTTTTGTCCAGTACACCATAAACTACCAGCACTTCCTCGTCTCCGACGCCGCCCCCCGTGATTATTCGTGTCGGGTGTCCAAGCGAACGTGCACCTTCTGCAAATGTCTCTGCGATTTGTTCACCTTTGGGTTTGGTGAATAGAAAGACGAACTTCATTGGCTGTCCCTCAATAAGTTCTTGAATGCCGTGCCGTCCTGAATTTCTGCCAAAGACCATTGTGCCCACGCTAGTTTTTTGAATGCTTCTATTCTGTCAGTATGCGGTGGATCAATCAAATGATCAAGGTTATCTAACACCGCTTCGTTCACATGGTAGGGCGCGATCCTGAATGTGGGTAATCCGACTTGAACCGCTACGTTAGCTACATTGCTGGCCCATGTCACAACAGCCCGTGCCCCCCTCAAATCCTCTGCCAGAGTGTTCTTGGGTAAATGTCGGCCAGGATGGGTACGAATTCTAATTTCTGGGATGTTGCGCTTGTCGTGCTTTGCAAAGATGCGTTTGATCTTGTGAACGATATTATCTGCAAAGATCGGTGGGCATCGCATAATGTCCGAACCGATGCCCCGTTGGTCTGCTATCAGAATATGGCCCTTGGGATTGTCCTGCCATTTATACAGGGGTTGTTCAAGTTTGGCCCATCTGTCTTCGGCCCCGACATACCAGAACCCAGCCCCGTTGTGCCCATCACGCGCCAGAGCATAATAAGGTTCGAGATCATGGTATTTCTGGATATACCCATTTTCTGCAACTATCAGACGCGCCCCGATATTCTTCGCCGCCATTGCTGGCCCACGGTATCTGGGGTTAAGGTTCCATGTGACAACCACGTCTTCTTTTTTAACTTCGTTCGGTTGTGGGAACCGTAGCTGGGGTGTGAAACCTGCCGCCTGTAATCCGTCGGCAAAACTTGCTGATCTATATGGTGGTTGGTGGCGCAAAGTGATCCAAGCATTTGGCATTAGTATCTTCCCAATTCTTTTACAGCATCTTCAATAGGTGTGGTGGGTATCTTAGCGGTTGTTCTGGTTATCGCGGATACGCTCACATCTTTCAATTCAAGGTGTTTTACCAGCTTCTCTAAAGCAGGTTTAAACCTCTTTTGATAGTTCTGAATTGACGCAGGTACATTGTGGCCTTCATGCCAGTGAGATTTGCCGTTTGGAAAATCCAGATCAAAACCAGCCAGATAAATAGTTGTAGCCCCAAGATGTGCGGCTAAATGTATTGCAGCATGTCCTGAATTATTACCACAAAGAACCGATGTGTCTTCATTGTATTCACTCTCGCGTTTCTTTTCCAGATGCTTCAAACACGCATATTGCTTCATCTGCCCATTAGGTCTGGATGCTGTCACCCCAACGAAGCCACGGGCAGCTACATTGTTTGCGTGCCAGCCCCACCATCTACGATCAAGTGCTACGACAAGTCCTGCGTCTCTGGCAACCATGAAAGCATTATTTACATATATGGAGGGGGTGCCATGCAGTTGATCCATTACTTGACGGGTGAATGATGGCCCACCCCCCCAGATGCATACGGCTTTACCAGTGAGCGGGGCAGATGGGCAGTCCCATGGCCCACGCTCGAACCATTCTAAATCTTTTAACCAAGTCATGCCCCGTTGTTTTCCGCCGCTTTAGCCAGTGCATCTACTTGGATGTCAGAAATTGTACCGAGTTTACCAGCATTACAGATCGCGGTGTTTCGGTGTTCGGTTGCGAGTGCGGACAGTTCCCGAAGGGTCTTCACAGAACGATCACTCAGGGGGCAGGGGTTCAGGGTTTCCGCTGGTATTTCCAGAACAATGTACTCCGTCCGCGTCGGGACGTCGCAAGCACTCAAAATAGGCAATAAGAGCAGGGTCAAGAATAGCATCCGCATTTGTAAAGTCTCCAGTTAGGATCGCCTCAAGGTTTTCTTGTAGAACTACGAGATTGGCTGCGGCCCGTACCGCTCGCTCTTGCTCGAATTCCTGTGCAGCGCGGGCAATGTCACGCTGTAATGTCATAGCTGCAACCGTACTGGTTAATGCCGATACTTCGACTTGCAACACGGTGTTCTTGTAGGTTTGGTAGGCCAATAAGCCCCCCAAGAATGTGGACACGGCTAACGCGCCTATGAGAATATATTTCATCATCGTTTTATATTAGCCCCCGTTTGATGGTCTTCGATACGCGCGTCGGCTATGCGTGTAACTGCGAACCAGATACCGCCCCCGACGAGAATAACAGCCAGTAACGGCCAATAGTTCAAAGCAATGTGATTTGCGGTTTCCAGAAGTGACTGTGATTGCGTTGCAACCGTTTGAACTGTGCTTGCATTGTCAGCGACAGTCAATAATGTTGCCCCTACACTTGAAACTCCAATTGTCTTTTTGACATTAGAGACTTCCTTCATAGTACGGGATCGGGCAAGATCACCGTCTTCATAGTCCCGAAGTGACTGTGGTTCCGCTTTCGATAGCGCGTCCCATGTACCAGACCCTACAACCCCGTCCTCATGCAATCCATTATCATGCTGGAAAGCTATGACAGATGCTTTAGTACGTGGGCCAAACTTCCCGTCTTTCTTGCCAGCAAAGAAACGCAAGTCCGCCAGTTGATCCTGTAAATCTACCACGAATGCGCCGCGTGCCCCTACCCGTAAGATCGGGCGGTTGGTGAACTCAGGTTCAATGAAGGGCATGTAGGATTTGACACGCGCACGCATATAATCCCCACAAGGGATTGCGCCACGTATTTCAAGTTCGAATGGTAGGCGGGTGAAGTCCCACTTCCCACGCTGCCTAACGCCAAGTGTCGGTTGAACTTCCGCATGTGTCAGACAGGTTTCCCGTGTCACTGGAATTCCGTAGTTCATGTGGAACTGTGCAAGGCGTTTACAATGTGCTTCAAACTGGATGCGGTTAATTGGGCTGTCACCTGCGTCAAACGGACTTTCAATTGCCCCTCGCATTCCCGCCACTGCGAAACCTGCCGAGCCTGTATTGAGATTTAGGACATGGGCTGCATAGTCCCCATCACTGGTCACGATGTTATCTTTTAATTCTTCGTGCCCTTTGACGTAAGAGCCATCCCATTGGGTAATCCCGTGATAGTGTTTTTTGTCGATTTCTGAGGCCATACCCGCGCCCGCTGTCCAATGGGTGATACTGCGCTTTAGTCCTGACATGGCTTAAACCTTTATGTGGATTTAGACAAACTATAAACAGGGTAAGACCTTTTGTCCAGTCTGTCTTATGATACGATAATTGTCAGGCGTCTTGCGTCAGATGTTTGGACAGAACCATCCCCGAATGCCGCCTCGTTTGGTGACAGGATCGTGACAACTTCAATAGCCCGAATTGTTACTGCGTCTTTCGGTGGGCCTACTACCACGCCGCCTGATAATTTGGATACTTCAACTGCCATTTTATGATGCCCTAGATTTCACGCCACATTCCATAGCGTTTAGTGTGGCTTCGAGCCAGTTTTTTGGCCCCGCTGGATCGGCCTCCCATATGGCAGAAACCGATTTGTAACCTTCTGTAAGCACAATATCATCTGAAAAATATGTAACCCCGTCGGATCGTAATGCAAGCGCGATAGCATCTGGCCCAGTTGTACCACGTTTAGCCTGTGCATTAACCACCACCCCTACTGGAAACAGTGCCGTACTTATTACATCCTCTGGCTCTACAAGCATTACCTGATCTGCCGTGTTAGAGTGGGCTATAGCCGTGTTTTGCGGGAAACTGGTAGCACCTGTGGCGATATCCGTGTAACCCCCCGTCCAGTCGGCTGTAACGCCGTCAGCGTCGATTGTATGGGCTACAACTTTACACCCAACGGTACTGCTAGTTGCTATGATAAACTGTGAAAAGTTACTATCAGTGTTGACGTCGTTCACAGGGCCTTGAAGTGAAAAGCGGTCAACCGATGTGGCGGCTGTGAATACAGTATCGTCTTCCCAAGAAGTGCCTTGAAGAACATCATCTTTATAAACTTCGATAAGTCCCCCGTCAGTTGCGTCACTCATAACTAAATGCACATCTATATTCGCAAGGGTACTACCCCCAACGCTAAAAGAAATTGAGGTGTTTAACCATGTACTGCCATTCCAGTATTGCATGGTAAAAGTTGCGTTATTCCCCTCTAGTCTGAATAAATCCAAGTTAAGGTCTTCATTACCGATATAGCAAAGGGCTAAATCCATGAGGGATGTAAAAGTACCGCCTTCAAAAGAAAAATGAAACCATACATCAGTTTGTGGTGTATCTAATATTTTATCTATACGGCTATTCACATAAAATTTTATTGAACTGTTCACATAGGTAGCGTCATGGAAGCTACCAGCTTCGACCCTACCGACCCAGCGATCAAATCCAGCTAGGTTATTTGAAGCCCATAAAAAAGACATAGTAAACTCCCGTTAAGTTACGCACTCGAAACCGATTTCAAAAGCGTTTGCGTCGGTTTCTGTGATTGGTGCGGTGTCGTCTGGATCATTCTGCCATTCAAAGTGGCGTCCCTGAAAAGTGCCATTTTCCAGGGCTTGGGTATCCCCTGTGTAATTGATCCCTCCTGATCGAAGGACGGCTCGTATTTGTTGTGGTGCAGCCCCATCACTCTGAGCGCGGTAGTTGATCCCTACACCGTGAATAGCCCAGTTGTTTGCTATTGCGGCGTTCACGTCTGTGGCAGCGAATAAAGCAACCAGACCATTAGTACCAGCACTCAAAAAGGTTGTATCGTCCTGCCCAAAATTATCCACGGACAAATAGCCCCCGTTGGTGTCTTCCCCATCCCAGTCCATTGTCACCCCATCAGCTTCGGGCAGTAACTCAGCGACATGACAACCAATGGTACATTCATCTGAAATAATGAAAGAAGAACAGGTCGCGCCCGTACTTGACAGGAATGGGGACTGCCACCCCACACGATCTACATCTGTTGAAGTTCTGAATATAGTGTCACCCTCAAAAGACATAACTAACTGGCCCCGCATATAGACACGAATGTATCCATCAGAATTACCTAGTTGCCAGTTCACGTCAAAGTCCCAAACTGCATTTTGGGAAGCCTGTATTATGTTTGGCAATGGCTCTACCAATGTGGCGAACCCTGACCCATTATGGTACTGGACATACATTGCGCCATTGAAGAAAGACACGCGAAACAGTTCTTCTGCATTACTTTCATTCCAAAGGGCAAAGACATGCTTATCCGCTACCGAGGGGGATGTTCCCCAGTGGAATTGCATATGCGCCCATCCCGTTGCCAGTGCTGCCCCTATATCCGTAAAACCGCCGTTCCGTACCGTGCCCCGTAGTGTAACACCGCTCGTAGTCCATGGTTCATCGTCCCCAAGTGTAGCACTTTCAGCCCCTCCTGTGGAATTCCAATCTACCATGTGCCCAAAGCTTGGGGCTGCTACATAAATTGTCATAGGCGAATGCCTTTGAATGTTATTGAAATATTAGCAAGAGTATCGGCGTCTCCATACTCATCAGAGAAAATTGAAAATACGTCACCAGCTACGAACGACGTTTCGACCAGAACCGTAAATACTCCTGTTGCACTGGCATTGAATAAGATGTTTCCAAACGGGGTGCCGTTCTTCTCCAATGAGAATGCTACCGCGCCTGTGGATGTCACGGCTGCGTCAGCCAGAGAACCAGTTGCACCTGCTGGGATGCTGAAAGGCGTTACCACTTTGTAACGGAATACCAGTTCTTCGGTTGTTGGTACTCCTTGGATATACATGCCGATATCAAAGGATGAAGCCGCCGCCCCCACGCTGATTAAGGTGATCTCAGACCCATCCGAATGATAAGATGCAATGGCCCCTGCCGCCAGTTCGATTGCAAGGGACGTAGCGTCTTCCGTTTCGATGGAAACAACGGCGTCAGTCTGGTTGTAAACTGTGAAGTGCTTGATAATCCCCGCAGGGATGAACAGCGGTGTTTCGGTGCCAGTCGTGCCAGTTAATCGGAAAATCGAATAGCTTCTGAACTCAAGATCACTAAGCAGAACGTCTGTGGTCGCGTCGGTCACTTTATCCAGTATAGAATTCATGGCATTGTCGAGCGCGTCTACCGCAGCGTTCACTGTGGTTTCTTTGTTATTCTGAGCCGCCCCGACGTGGGCTATTGCTAGATTTGGACTTACCATTTATGCCTCCTGTAATGCAGCTTCATAACTGAAACCACGCCCGACTTGGGCACTTATTTGATAAACCCGAACATAAAGCGGATTTGGGAAATCTGTTCCGAAGTCTATATCGGCTTGCTCTTGAGAATATAACACGGAAGGGTCGGTTGATGTCAAGGTTCGCAGAACGGTTCCGCCCGTGCCTGACAATATGTCAATTTCGTAGCTTTCGGTATCCTCTGATACTGGTACAATAGCCTGTGGTTTCCACGAGCCGCCTTGCCGTGTACGCCGTACCCATTGGATGTTTCTATTCCCTGTAGACGGATCGTCAAGTGTCATAAAGACACCCCAAGGTGCATAAGGCATAAGCGCACGATGCTGGTAGGTTACGGTGTCTGTGGTGATCGCAGTCAGTTCATGGGTAGGTGGGCGGAATTGATATGAAGCTTCCGACGCCAAACGTGAATTCGCTTCCACAAAGCCCTTAATCTTTTCTTCATCTGCAATAATGATGTATGTCGGCCCGACGGCAATAGCGGGGTAGTCCGTCGCCATTTGGTCAGTACCACGCTTGCCACGCATAAAGCCAGTCAAGCGTTCTGTGGTATTTCCAAAATCATCTATGACAACAGTTTCCACGTCACGGAAGCCAATGACTTCGATCTGATTTGTCATGGGCCTATATAATATCGCGGTATTACTATCATTCCCTATCATATCAGCCTCGGTAACACTTGCAAAGTCTGATGCGCCAGCAAAGATCGTGACGTCTATAGATGTCTCTTGTACGGCATTCCAATTGGCGTCAGGGATGTCTGCCATAACTGTACTCAGTATACCCCATGACATTTCGGAAGTAATGTTAGAACGGGTCTGAAACACGTCTCCATTAAACGACGTTTGTAGGGCCGCACCAGCAAACTGTTTGTTTGCCCCTGTTGGGGGTACACCCGCCATAACATACATCAAAGAGCCGCTATCCCGTCCTGTCAGATCACCATCCTGCATAAGTGGCATATCCAACAAGAACCCCTTGGCTGTTGGAATATTGTTACCTATAACCGTATCCTTGCGTCGGTAGGAAGGTGAACCCACATTTGCGGCTGGCAATAGAAGACTGGCGTAGTTAGCCCCGTCGATCAGAGTGCCTTCAATTTCCATATCCAAAGTTGATCCTATTGATAGGCGGTTCACTCTCATGTTGTCGATACGGCCCACGGCTGCAATGGTCAGATTATCATTTGGAAGAAGTTCCAGATAACGCTGAGGCAGACGGAACTGGAAACTTTCTCGGCGTACCCAACTTTCATACATTACGCGCTCGGCAATCTCGGCGGCTTCGGCGTCGGATAATGTCATTGGTAGTTCAAGATTTACTTCCCCGACTGACCCCATCGCAGGGGTTGGGTCAGATATGCGGCGAACGATCTGGGTGTTCTTCTCGTCAACCCAGTCACTCGTGTTATACTTGACATAAAGCGCACGAGGCACTTCCAGTTCTTGCCCCCTACTTTCCTCAAATATGTTTGACCCTTCTTCCATCAAAAGATCATCTTCTGGGATAGTTCTGTGGCTGGTTTTAGTATTGAATTTGAATTCCATTATACCAGCATTTTCTCTGGCATAAAAATCATAGGCCGTAGCCAATGGTTGCAATGCTGATCGGAATGTCATTTCAGAACCAATGTTGTAGCCCCTCACGGTCTTGGTTGATAATTCGGTAACGTCAATATCCGCTGCCGTCAGTTTGGATCGTGTGACTATATCCCTGACAACAGTGTCCAGACTTTCACCATTGCGGTCTTTTGCGGCTTGCAAATACCACCACCCAAAGAAAGTGCCCCCGTCAGCACCTAACAAGCGATTGTTTTCGTAGTCGTACCATTCAACCGTATTTTGTACAAAGTCCACCTCCGCCCCAGTCTCGGCGTCTAGGAATTGTGCGCCTGTGGGCCAGTCACCAAACGAAAGGGTTTCAAGCAATTGCCCTGTCAAGGTATCATATTTATTGAAGTTCGCGGATAAAGTTTCCACGGCCCCGCCTGGTTTTTTGGTGATGAAATACCCATCTTGCAACTCGCGTTGTTCATGGTCGTACATGTTGCTTAGTAGGCCTTCATTTGCGGCCTTCCGCCATATTTCCACAGGTGTGGGTTCTTGTAACTTAGAGTTAGACGTATTCAATTTTAATGCGTGCATCAGGGTGTTGTTATAGCACACCATCACGTCCAGTTCTTTGTCATAAGCCATATGCAACGTCATTGAGCCGACAGCCGCAATCTCACTGTCAAAATCCCAAATTTTTATTGGCCCTATCATGGGGGAACCATTAAGACCCACCCTAACATACATGAGTTTTGTAGTCCAAGGATGTAACTTTGTTGTACGGGCAAACCAGTAAATGTCAGTCCAGCCTAGCCCTTGACGACCCATACCCCAACCAGAGATACCATAGCCCCCTCCGTTGCCAGTTGGGTCGCCCCATTCTCTGCCACTTGAATTCGTGATTGGTACTATGAGTGGCCCTATGTTTGTATCACCCCCAGCGTTGCGTGTGTACGCGAATGCCAGATCAGGTAAACTCAAAATGGTTTCAGCCGCGTAGCCATTACCGTCAACAAGTCCGCCATTGCTACCAGTCATGTAATACCAAGGGGCTGTATTGCCTCGTATAACTTGAAATTGGATGCCACCCGCAGACGGGTCTAACTTTGGTTCACCAGAGTACCGTCCATCATCAGAGTAAGGAAGAACTAAGCCTCGGTTTCCAGTGGTTTTACCCAACAAACTAAGGGTATCTTTTTCGATCACATAGACAGGCTCTTGGAAAGCTGTTGAACAAGTCATAATGATCCACGGGCTTGACCCCCCTACCCAAAGCCTTGCCTTGATAAAATCACCATTTGTAATATCTTCAATGTCTTTTGTCGCCAGTATCGCGCCCGTGTCAGCGTCCCGTGCTGCAATGAAGTGTGGGGTGAATGGGGATGTAGCGTCTGCATATTGGTGCGTGAATATAACATTTCTGGCTTTGTCATACATCACAAGATCACGCTGATTAAACGATATGCTTGTACCATTGTTAAGTTCTGGATTTGGGAATTGGCGTACAGTTGGTTTGCCGCTGGATGCCTCAGTAGAAACAACAAATTGCATATTTGGAATACGGTTCCCAAAGTTCTCAAGAGGTATATCATCAAACACGATGTAGCACGTCCCACGATAAGCTGGCATTTCGCCGTCAGGTACATCCGCTGCCATCAGTGGGTCAACCAATTGATCATCGCTGCCATTGTAGAAACGGAACGAAAGACCAGACATATTCTGGGAACCTTCCCCACCAGCCGCGTCATAGATAACTTTGCCGTCTGCATATATCCGAATGAGTGACCCAATTTCGCGCTTGGCGATTGCGGTAGCAAAGGTGCCATAGTAGAAATACTGGGTACTTGTACCAGCACTCATTACGCCGCCCTTGCCAATTTCTTCTGAGATTGTTTCTTCGCGGATTTCTTTACCCCAGATCACATTGCCAGCGACCTTCACGGTTCCATAAGGTATTGAGATTGGTTCACCATACGCCGATGAAGTGATTGTTTTATCCTCAAGACGTGGGCCTTCTAATCTCTGCTTCGGGGTAAGGGCTGCAATAGCTATTGAGATAGCAACTTGGATTGCAATGTTAATTGCTACGCTTACTGGATCAGCCATTTTGAACCCCTGTATAGTCGTAAGCCCTTGTGAATTTGCGGGACTTATGGTTGCTATGTAAATAGCCTATCACGACTTTCTTCTCGGTGCCATAGGCATGAATGATTGCACCCGTGGTAGCGTCCACTACAATCCCAGCATGGTGGGGGGTTCCCCCATATGAGAAAACTACCGCCGTCCCGTTCTTCACGTCCTTGGGTAAACAAGGTGTCATTGCCATATCAAAGTACGTCAAAAGTGTGGTGTTTGGAATACGCTTGTAGGGGGGCACTTTCAATCCACGGGGGATCATGTCCAATTCATACCCAACGGCTAATATAAGGCCAACACAGTCCACTCCAGCACGGTTTGAACCTTGGTGCCTCCATGTTACCCCAAGATATTCTCTGGCAACCCGAACTATGTCAGACCGTTTAACTGTTGGGACGTTTCCCGTGATCTTGAGTTCACGACATTTATTTAGCATCTGGGAAGTCCCTCATGTACAACTCACCTGGCAAATACGGGTATCCTTGATAATTTAGCATATTGGCAAATTTGTTTTTACAGTCAGAAATTGTCTTATGACAGGCGGGGGTTATAATGCCTATGTCACCTGCTTGGACATTGAAAGGAAACCGCATGTAAGTGAAGATTTCCCCGTCGTTTGCACTGTTCAAATTAAAGGATTGGATTTCCCGTGATATGCTTGCATTGTCGCCAGTCGTGAAACGCAACAGCCCACCATTAAACCAGCTTGGATCATCATGGCTATCTCCACTATTCATACGGGGTTCATTCACATTGATGTCGAAGGTTTGACGATCCCCGCCAACGGATACTATGAAACTGTTTTCGAATGGATAGGTGGCGACGAATGTAGCGTTCCCATCTACCACAACCGCGCCTTCTGCCACATCGTATATTGCAGGATCAAATGATGAAGTATCTGCAACCGTACCTGCGACTGAGCAACGGAATATCAGATCGGGGTATTCATAGACAAATATCCACTCGTTTTCGATGTAGCGAGTATCGTCTACACGATCCAAGGGTGTCGTTAAGGGTATGCCGCACGCGGTTGATCCCAGATCGACTGGACAGGCTGGGGTATATGTCTTAACGAGCGTCTCAGAGAAGGCTTCAGCCATACCCCGCAACTCGGTATTGAACTGCCCAAGATTGTTTTGCTTTAAAGCCCCAAACCACCCACGACGTCTAACCAATGCGCCTTGGGTTAAATCTTTATAATTGACGATAGAGATCAGAACTTCCGCCCCGTCATACAGCCCCCCTCGGATGTCTTCACGATCAATTGCGGTGGTTTCTAAAATCCCTGATACATCCATATTGTCTACAGACAGATCGCCTTTATCCTCTACCGCAGAACGATCATACCCAACACCCACAATGTAGTCATTACCATCAAAGGTTATTTGTTCATCGTGATCTGTGAAATAAAGAACGGTTCCGTCAACCCGTGTAACTTTCCAAAGTGATGTCAGGGTTGTAAGTGTGCCGTCAAGATGTGTTTGAAATGCGGCTGATAATGTGAGGGGCATGGTGTACCTTTATAGTTTAAGTTCCACAATTGGGACAGACGGAACTGTTATAACATTCTTTGTTGTTATCGCCAGTTGTAGATTATCCGTATCGAAACGTACAGGGAGATCAAAGGTACCTGTCCATGTCACGTCAGAACCGTAGGCAGGTGCGGATGTGAAAGTGATAATTCCCGTAGTAGTATCCAAAGAATAATTGCTTGGACTTTCAATCACACCATCCACATAAACTACCAAGTCTTCGGTTGTCGGTTTGAATATCTGTTTCGTGTAGGTGAAGCCAGCCGCGTCTGAATAATCATAATACATTTGGAAGTCGGTTTCTACATTATCACTCTCAGGCGTTGTTGGTTGTTCGACCAATGCTTGGTAGTTTGTCCAGTCGCGGAAACGGAAACCACGGGCACGGCCTAAACGAGCATAAAAGAAATCCCGAATGATCAGCGTGTCTGCACGGTTCTGGATACCGAAGCCAATATCCCACTGACCACGATCAACAGCCCACAAAGAATTGCGTTGCTCTTTACCAGAATTCAGAACGGATATGTTGGTTAAAAATCCAGGCCCACCACTTGCGCCACGTTCCACTTCGATTGGTAATCTGATTTCATCGAAAGCCATTAGTTATTCTTCCTATCTGCGTCTGCAATGACACGCGCCATGCGTGCCCCGATTTGACCTTCCGAACGACGGAAACTATTCACATCTGCGTTCGGGAAGTTAAACGATACTGAAATTGAACGTCCGCCCCCACCATTGCCTACTTGTTCAGGACGCTGGATAGACACCCGTTCATTAGGTGATGCCATAAACTGCACCAGTTTGCTGTCCACGCCACCAGAGCCGCCTACAATAAATGAACCGCCGTCTGCATATTTCGGGAAGGCTTGGTTGCCCTTCTTGATTGAATTGGCTTGACCTACTGCAAATGATGCGCCGTCTGCTGCACCAAAGATGCCACCAATACCTTTGACTATACCGCCTAGTAATCCTTTGGTTCCACCCGCTGCACCCCCAGACCCACCTGCCGCGCCTAAGAAGTCTATCAACAGTTGGTTGGCTAGGAATTGTGAGATTTGTGCCAGCAAGGAAACGATAAGCCCTTTGAAGTCGGCTTTACCTGTGGTCACAAAATCACTCAGTAACCCAGACATTCCTTTAAATGCTGATCCAGTCAGGTCTTTGGCGAATTCAGAAGATGTCTTGACGTTGTTTACAAAGTCTTCCCAACCCTGCTTGGCCCCGTTAAAGAATGTGTCTTGGGCCTGTCCCGCCAGTTCATAGGCGTCGCGGGTTGCAAGGATACCATTGATCGCCTCTTGTGAGATCGTGGTTCCAGCTTGTGCGGCTGCGTTCAACAATTGCTGCGTGATCTTGTAGTCTTCCAACTCTTTCTTGGTCAACCCGACTGCGGCTGCATTATCTCTCCATGTTTGGGTCAGTTGTTCAATGGTTTTATTCAATGCATCTGCATCACCTTTGGCCCCGCCTTTTTTGGTGCCATCACCTGTGCCAGTCGGTCTTACTTGGGTTACGACGTCGGTAGCTACCTTGGCGGTTTCGACTTGCAGAGCCGCTTCACGGGCAGACAATGCAATCTCGTTTTTCGCCGCTGTCTTGCCCGCCGCTATGTTATCCAGAACGTCGCCAATGAGTGTAGGTGATTTGTCGAACACGCCTGACAATTTCTCTGTCAGTGCCCCAGCTTCATCCGTATACTCGATTTTCAATGATTGCAGATCGGCTTTGGGTATAAGACTTGCCAGATCAGTTTTTTCAATTCCAAGTTTGAGTGCGATCTTGGTATTAGACAAAGCGTCAATTGCTGCCAAAGGTGCTGCCAGTGCATTTATGATTATATTGATACCATCCTGAACCACTTGGATAGCTGCATTGATAGCGGCAGTGAATGCAGCGCGGAATACCGTTGGAAGGTTGCTCAGAACGATGCCAATACTCTGGACAGCCTTATTAAATATATCAACCATCTGTATCATCAGATCGCCTACGCCTACAACCACGTCAGTCACAGACAACCCGACCAGATCAAGCACGGCGAACAATGGTGAGAATGCCGCTGCCCCGACTGTTTTGATAAGTTCGAATGTGGTCTTGATTGTTTCCCAGACACCACTGAATATCTCGGACACGACTTCGCCAACAGATATAACTTCGCCACCCCATTCAAAGGTGACTTTCATTAGCTGCTGAATTGCGAATATTGCAATGGCAACCCATCCAACAATAGGGATCGCAAAGAAGGCCACGCTGACCAGACGTAATGCCGCGACTAATCCGCCTGACAATGAGAATGACAACCCGACTACGGCTGTGCGTGCGGCTACCAAGAACTTGACCAAACGTCCACCCACTGTAACCAGCAATAATGCCTGTCCAAGTGCTTTGATCGCGTCCACGGCTATTACAGCACCTTTGGCAAAACTATCCAGTTTGGCTTGCAATTCTTCCACACGTTTATTCAGTTCCGCCATGAAGGTTTCACTATCGCGGGATGTATCAGTAAAGGCTTCCAATGCTTCACGGGCGGGTGTGACGGCCCTGACAACGGCTGTGATGAATTGCACAAAGGACGTGATCGCCCCCGTGTTCACCAATGAGATATAGAATTCTTCAATCGCGGATCGTAGACCCTTCAATGCCCCATCCAAGTTATCACCCATGATGAAGGCCAGCGCGTCCAATGCCCCGCCGCTATCGTTGGCTAGTGCAGACAACCGTTTGAATTCCCCGACGCTGTTACGCAGGATGTTCACCACGCCTTGCGCTTCTGTACCAAACAGGATCGCGCCCTGACGAGCGTTGATCTGCGCGTCCGCTAGCTTCTCGATAATCTGGCTTAGTGAGTTGAATTCAGGATTGATGTCGGCAGCGGTCAGGCCAACTTCTTTCATAACCTTGGCGGCTTGCGGTGTGATCCGTACAAGACGGGCCATGATCGCACGCAGGGATGAACCCGCTAACGCGCCTTGGATACCGTTGTTACCCAGAATACCTACTGCGGCTGCGGCCTCTCCCATGTCGAAACCAAACTGTCCAACAGACGGGCCGAAGAATTTGAATGATGCGCCAAGCTGTTCGATGTTCACGTTAGCCGTGGCTGCGATTGTTGCCAGTGTATCACCCACTCTGGTGAAGTCAGATACCTCTAAACGGGCCGCTGACAGGATGTTGGATGCAATGTCGGCAGAACGTGCCAAATCCAAGTTACCCGCCTGTGCGAGTTTCAGAGCCGTTGGGATCGCATTCAAAGCTTCACCCGCGTCAAAACCCGCGCGGACTAGAAATTCAATACCACCCGCCGCTTGGCGTGCAGAGAAGACAGTTGTTTGACCCAGATCACGGGCAACTTCTTCAACCTGTTTCAATTGTTCGGCGGTGAAGTTACCAACAGCGGCAACGTCTGATAACGCCTTTTCAAAACCAATAGCGGTTTGGATCGCGTCTCGGAATAAAGCCCCCGTCAAAAGGATCGCCACAAAACCACCAACAGCGGCCCCCAATGAAGCGGCTACGGCCTTCATACCGCGACTAAGCAACCGTGCTTGGATGTTGGCGGACTTCAATGCTGGTGCGATTTTCTTTGTGTCTGCTGCAAGTTTGCGGGTTTCGGTTGCGGCCTTCCGTGCTTCTTCCCGAACCTTCTTGGTGTTAGACGCGCCACGACGCAGATCGTCGGCAAATTCCTTGCCAGCTTTCTTTGCGTCGTTCTTTGCGCGGATCACATAAAGTAATTCTTGCGGCCCCATGTCAATTCCTTCTAAGTCGGTTTGGCATTTCGGCTTTGGCAGTTGCTAAGTCTTGCTGCGCTTCTTTAGCGGAATTGATACCCGCCTCTACCGAAAATACGACTACATTATACAATGCGGGTTGATCGTTCAGACCGCCTTTGTTTGGCAGTATACCCTTAGACCAGTGTTGATGCAAAGTAAAACTGTCACTCTCCATATGGGGATAGTCTTTGAAGAACCGAAGTGGGCACGTTGATAGTTGTGGAATGTCACTATATGTGCGGTATTGCTGGACTGGGGCCGTGCAACCCCGCTCTAGTTTTTGTTGGCGGGTGCACGTTGCGCATATTCTTTCTGGATATAATACGCGCCCGAATACAGCGTTGGCTAGTTTTTTGCTTCTTCCGCCGTCACTTCATTTGATTTCATAATACGGGCAGACAATTCAGATATGATTGAAAGCGGGATCGTGTCCAGAATACTGTCGGGCAACGTCTTGCGGTTTTCGCCTGCACGCTTGACCATTTTGATCTCGATAACTTTACCGTCACCATCCTGCCAGTTTTCGATCTTTCGCACGCCCAAGCGTACACTTTCGAATTCCATCTTGGCGCGTTCGATGGTTGTTTCAATATCGTCTTCCGTGGTGTCAGCCCCGTCCTCAGATGCTTTGATCTTAATGGATGTAACGCTGTCACGGATGTGTCCAGCTTCCCGTGAGGATAACGCGCCCAAGTGGAAGATCGTTGGGTCTTTATCATCGTCTTCCTTTGAAATAAATTTGGTAACGGCGTCAAGGTTCATTGCTTTGATAGCCATGTTTCTTCTCCTAGTTTGTAGAGTGTGTAAGATGGGGGTTTGTCAACTTGAAGTCAAGGTGTTTTGTTTCGTGCTTTAACCACGTCGGATATGTAATCCAGAACGGCTACGATTGTCTTATTATGTGTTCGGAATATCAGGCATGTTATCACCGCCGCCAAGCAGATCAGGGTATCAACCACTAACAACCCTGTGCCCCCTGAAAAATCATTGAAGTGCTGCGACCATACAATGCGCTGGACGCCGTTCAATGCGATACCGATGCACCCGAAGTAAGCTACCCATTGCGTGCCCAGTAACGTGCGGCCCTTGAACCAGTGCAGAATATAATACGCTATGATGAAATATGCACACCCTGCAATGAGATTAACCCAGAGCCAGATAAACTCGCCCTGAGTGTCTTCAATCACAGTAGGTAGCATTTGTTGTATCATTCACCCCGCACCACTTCAAAGAATGGGCTTGGGGCCACACTATATTTTGATTGGGTGGGGCATTCAGCGTTGTCAGGGATCAAGTCGGGAACGAATGAATAGCGACCTGCTGGCATATCGGCGGGTAATCTCACATACATGGGTTGTAGTGAGAACCCGAATGAAGATGCAATCTCATGTGCGGGTATCAGATACGTCAATTCCCCCGCTATTCCGTTTCGTGTGGCTGAGAAGAATTGCACTTTCATTGTGGTTGTGCATGGCAAGGATCGCCGCACTTTATATAAAAACCCGATACTGCGTCCTGCGGTAAACGGGCCTGGATTTATGATACCTATTCCATCTTTGACTTCGATGAAGGGTTTTCGTTTCGGTAATCGCGTTTCGAGTGTTCGAAGCGTTTCTGAAACCTCTGCCAATTGCTTGGTAACGGCTGCTAATTTATCATCAAAGTAGGCGTCAATACGGGGTTGGACAGCGTACCACGTTGCCCCCCAGATTATGCCCAGTGCTATGATGAATGCAGAGACGTTTTTAGCGGCTGCGCCCAGTGCGGATGCAAATTGTTGCGAGTTGATTTCTGGAACGTGTGCGGGTGCTGCCGCCTGTGGCGTTGGTGTAATCTTAGTCATGTTCTAACCCTTCATAGACGGCGGGGGTGCGTGCCCCCTACCGCCAGTGATCTTGAGATCATTATGTGAACAGGATTTCCAGTTCATCATTACCAGACAGACGAGCAAGTGAGCCGTCAATACTGAACACTCGGATGTTGTTACGATCCGAATACCCGATACCAGTGATTTGTTGGTTCGGTGCGTGTAGTAAAACGATGTTTCCATCTACCGTACCGTGGCGAACCCACCATTCTACCGAAGTACCGTTCTCTAAATAAGACCAGAGCGGCTCTACAGACGCAAGGACGGCTTCTGGGTCATAGGACACAGTTGGTTCCCGTGCGGTAAGGAATGCGCCCTCAGACGCTTCTGAGGCGTTGATGCAATCGCGGATAGCAATGTTGTTAGCCATGTCCACGGCCCATTGTGAAGCACATAGCGAAACTTCTTTCGCAGCGTACCGCTGTGCAATCGACATTGCAGCGTATTCAACTTGCACAGGATCGGTATCTTCAAACGTACCTTCGAGTGTAGTTTCGTCAACCTGCGCGTTGTAGGTTCCCGTGAATTCGAAGTCGAATGTTGGGAAGCCGCCAATGGCTGCATTGATAGCAACCGTGCCGCGTGCACCAATTAAGCGGTGGCGGATCGCCTGACCAGAACTATCAGGATACTGGATGTCCATCGTGACACTTTCGATGTTGTCAGTGATTGGCTTATACAGATACCCGATTGGGCGGATATGGACAAAGTAAACGTCGCCTACGGCTGGATTGGTTGTCTGGAAGTCAGGTGTGAAGCGTGCAATCTCTAAACCGTCATTATCATGCAGTCCGATTTCCACGCCGTCAGTCAGGATCACTTCGTCAGTGTCCGCCATTGCGACTGCGTTCAATCCGCCCACAGTAGTGTCTGCTTCGGCTGGATGGGTGATTGCAGCCACGGCTACGCCCGTTCCGCCAGTTGTGGTTATTTCCACACGCGCTTTCAAGTAGACGCCGCCTGTATAGGTGGTTGTCGCGCCGTAAAAGTTCATGTCGCCTGTGTTGTCTGTATGAGGGACGACACGGAAGACGTTTTCAAAGGCTGTATTGATTTGAGTTTCCCCGAAACCGCAAGCCTTCAAAAGTGAACCGATGCGCGGTGCAACAGAAGCGGCTGTATTACCATTGGATTTGACTTCCAGTGAAAAGCGCATTTTCCCGACTTTACGGGTAACGAGATTTTCAAAAGGTGATATGTCATTTGAGACAACAGCCCTACGTTGGGTTGTGATGTCTGGTGCAAAATCTGGTGAGATAACTTCGAATGCGTCTGTGGAAGCCGTTAATGCTTCCGCCACGTTGAAAACGCTTTCGGTCTTTGCGAGTAGTAATCCGCGTGTGAATTGGATAGTCATAAGGAGCCTCCGTCCATAGAATTCTAAGGTGTTCGGGGCGTCCTGCTACGAACCATTCCCGACATGATACTGCTAGTTGTAGTATAAAACAAGAGGGAAACCAAGTATAGACTTTATGCCCGTGGATTTGATCTCAGTGTTCTGTACTGCACATTCATAAATAATGACACGACAACAGTGCGGTCAGTCAAGTCCTCACTGTCGATCACGTTGGACTGAAAGAAGGTTCCCATAGCCAAGCCGCCCCATGTTTCATTAGCCACAATGACTTCTTCCATATCGGCAAGGACTTCACGCGCCCCGTCTCTGATCTCAGTGCCTATGGGGATATAGGCCGAACACGACAGTTCTACATCAAGGTTTCTGTCCCGTGCGTTGTGCGCTATTTTGTCCACATATATCTCGGTTCCTTCAAGCAATTCCAGAGTATTCTGGCCTTTTTTCCTGAAACCCTCGTTAGATGTGTATGTCACCCGTTTCCAAAGCGTGCCCCCAGTCGGGGTTGCGGCTAGGAAAACTGATTTCATATTCTGCATAATATCGGTGCGAATGCTATCTGGCACGGTTGAACTCCTTTAGTATTTCCTTTGCCAGTACATCTGACAATAATGTCCGACCTGCTTCGAATGCTTCCGTGAATGCAAGCCGCTTGGGGATCGTCACTGATTTCTTTAAAACGTATAGCGGGATCATATCTTTTTTACCACGCTTTTGCATAATCAACAGATTGCCTTTTTTGGATTTGATTATGAAGGTGTTGCGCCACGCCCGTGCATTAGGTTTCTTTGGCGTGCCGTTCTTGTTCAATGCGGCTGGCAGGGGAATGGTGAGATACTGGGAATTCTTCGGGCGGATCGTTGCCCCGTTCTCATGCACGACTGCGTGCCCAGACAATGTGAAGCTGGTTTTGATTTCGCTTGTGGTCTTGCTGTCTTTGATTTGCTTGTTATCCAGTGAGCGTGCCAGTTCGCCTGATCGCTTCGATAATGTGCCTGGAAAATTGCCCCGTGCGGATGTGCCAGATGGGTAGGGTGTTGATACCCGCGCTCGGACAGAACCTACGACGCCCTCCATGTATTTTCTGATCTCCCGTTTAACGACGGGCAACATGTTGTCGAAGTCCTTTTCAATATCCTTGGCTACGACATTCAGGCCGCGCGTGACGTCGCGGTAGCGTTTGCCGCGCCAGTCCAATTCAACTGAGAATTCTGGTAGCATTATGTACCTACTTCGGAAGCCACTGGTTTGATCGCGTTTAGATGTGTTCGGGCCTGTGTGGAAAAGTGGGTAGATACCGCCATTTTCAACTCATCAAAATCTTCGATAGCGTCTTCGGAAACGAATGCCCGATTGAACCGTAGATTGAGAGCGGTCTGTGCCATAGCTGCATCAGACAACCATGCTGGCACGCCTTCATATTCTTCACTGGAATTGGTGTCGAACCCGCCTGAGTAATCAACCAGCACCCATTGATTTTCCAGTTCCACGCCGTACACGGATAACAGCCCCTTGTCATAGTCGATAATCAAGTGATCGCTTTCCCCGTCTTCTTCAGTGTCAGACAGATCAACCATATCGGCCAGATCACCGTTCCGTAAATCCAAGGGGCTAGATGCATAATAGGCCGTGACTGTTCCAGATGTTACGAAACCACGGGCCAGAGAAAAACTGCGATTAAGTGTCCTGCCCGTTCCGAACATGCGGTCAACTTCAAAAAAGTCGCGGCGTGCCGTGTAAGGGGCAAAGTCACCAAATCGGAAACGAGAGGCCAATGTAGAGGTTGCAGCTTTTGACGCCTCAGAAACAGCGTTAAAAAAATCGGTGACTGTCATGTCAATTCCGAAGCGCGTTCCATATTCGTCTAAGTCAAATAAGTGCATTGTGTTGGCCTCTCGATATTAGGATTATGCTACTTCAATTGCACCAGCTTTAACAGGTGCGGTAGCGGGTTTGGGTTTCCCTGTTACCTTTAAAGTAGTCTTGGCGGTTGCGCCACCTTTGGTTGCTTTATCGGGCAGATCGCCACCCGTCAGATCACCAGAACCTTCATCACCCGTAGCTGGGGCTGTAACACCGCCCAGTGCAAGGTCAGAAATATCGTCAGAGGTGTCTACAGATAAAGCCGCCACAATGTCCGCTTTCTTGGTAATGCCCACCAGTGGCACGCCAGCGTTTGTTGCAATGGAACGTAGTTGTGCAACTGTCATTGCTTCAAGCGCGTCAGCTTCGATACCGACTTCCGAGCCTTGGAGTGCTAATGCAGCCGCTTGCTCTTGGCTCAAGGCGGGGTTGTTCTTCCCATCCAGATCAGCCATGTCAACTAAGTCACTCGGTTGGTCGCCCATCTGTGGGAAAGCCAATTCTTCGACTTCCATAGCAGGTGTGGGGTCATAGTCCACGAATGCGCCGTTAAGGGTTTTTACCAGATAATCCCGCGTTTTCTTTGCGACGGTAACAGTACCGCCCCGCATTACTTTTAGTCCACCCATGCGGTAGGAACGTGGGCCTACCAATTGAACCATATATTTTTCGCCATCAGGCGTGTTTACTTTAAACATTTCAGTCTCCATTTATCTGGCATTGCCAGTGTCAATAGGGCAGCACAACCATTTGTGGCCTTTCAAGAATATGCAGTAAAGTGTGGATCATTGCAAGCGACAAGACTGGGCACAAAAAAACCCCACTTGCGCAGGGCCTTTCTGGGAGGGTCTTTAGTGTGATCTTGAGATCACTTGGGTTCGGGGATCGTATCCTCAAATCTTTCATGCTGGGCACCATCAAGTTTTATGCCAGCGGCGTTATCACAATCAAGCATCTTCAACCGAAGTGGGATATTATTCCCGTGTCCCAGTTGGTTTACAAGCCACCCTACACAGTGCGTTTCATCTTCTGGGCCATGTTCATGGCAGGACATGGCGTTAACGGCTCTTAGGGGATGTTCAGGGTCGGTTATGGTACTTTTAAGAGCCTTGTGTTTGTCCACGTCATACCCATTTGGGATGGCATAGGGATCAGTTGATACTTTCCAAGGGCACTTGTCGCATTGTTTCAGGCGTTTTAGTTTCCAGCCCATCAAGCGTCCACCCCCTCTAACCAGATAACCCATTCTTCGTAGGTGCCCATAAAGCCCATATCCGAAGCGACCTCATTACGGGCCATTTTTTCATTACCAGCTTTGTAGTATTCTCTGGCGTTCATGGCGTGTGCGACGTTGCGATCTTCATCGTCCATATCGTCTGTGATTTTGCGGATGTTCATTTTAATCTCCAAAGTTGTTTAGTGTGGTGTTGTACCCTACGTACACCCCTGTTAATAGTTTGTCAACCATTAAATAAAAAAATCCCCGCCCTGCGAGAACAGAAAACGGGGAGTTTGGTTTCGAGGCAATTAAGTCAGGCGAACCTGTCTACGAGAATTAAATGTATAAAGCATTAATCTGGATTTGTCAACTCCACGAAAAAAGGCGACCCGTAAGAGCCGCCCTTCTTAGTCAGACCGATGAAAGTCTGGGATTAGGTATCAATACCAGCAATGTTGTTTGTAACCACTGAAGCATCTGGTTCTTCGGTCACGACTGCAACACGGGCTGAAAGCACCATCTTGTAGACGCGCGCTGAAATATCTTTTTCATATTCCAGCGAGATTTGACGTTGGATACCCATGATGAAATTCAAAGGATTTGACAGAATGCTGTGATCGTTTGGCATCAAGTGTACAGGCTGCAAGGGGACACCGAAACCGAACACTGGGTTGAAGCCAGTAATCGTGTTGTCACCAAGACCAGTTGCACGACTTGCCAATGTGTCACGATATTCGATCTCGTTATCAACCGACATAAAGTTACGCATTGAAGCGCGGTCACGATGGTACTGAGGCGGCAAGGACTGCATACTGTTTTTGAACATGGCCCGTGCTACCGTCCCACCAAGGTGGTTCACTACGTTCCCGTTAGATGTCAGATCAGCAATGAAGCCGTTTTCCAATGCAAGGAAATCATCTGTTGAAGTGGTATCACCTTGGATCGCCAATTCTTCCAGATCGCGTGAGGCCGCTTCGACCATGAGCGTTTGGATCGTATCAACCAGACCACCAGAAGCGGGCGTACCAGACGCACCAGAGCCATCTGAGTTCTGACCAATGTTACCGCGTTCCACGTTGTCTTCAATAACATCGTAAGGAAGACGAACTTCGGCAACAACTTCATCAGTGTTCAATTGAACTTGACTGGTTGTTGGCTTGGAACGATCACCAGACGACAGAGCCGTTGCTGATGTACCAGCCCGCAAGATACGTGTACCGAATTGGATTTTGTTAATGTTACGCTGTGAAGCTGCCATTTCAACAATACGGATAACACCCAACATAGTCGGCTGTAGGATCAGTTTGCGGATGAATGCGTTACCTTGTTCAGCGGTTAAAGCACCACCGTTCGAAGTAAGGTCACTCAAAGCAATATCTGCTTTTTGAAGTAATTCTCGGTTATTCATGGCTAGGGTTCCTTTCTATAAAACTAAGCCTTTTAAGATCGGGCCTTAGCCCCGTTTGGCACTTGAGTAAGCGGTATCCATCAAAGGAATATCTCCGCTCGGTTCTTCCTTCTGGATGGACACAACATTGTTTGCCACGTCTTCATCAGGAATTCCTGCGACACTACCACCAACGTCTTTGGTGAGTGCCTCGACTTTAGCGTCCGACTTGTCCAGTCGATCACTTACTTTTGACACCGCCTCGGCAATACCAGTAATCTGCCCACTGAGCGTTTTAGTCAGTGCTTCCATTGCCTCTGCAAATGTGTCTTCTTTCGAAGTCTTAGGTGCAGCGTCGAGAGGAAGTTCCTCTAAGTTGGCAGGTGCGGGTGCCGCTTCCACTTCAGGGGCGGGAGAAGGTGCCCCTTCTTCAGTTACGGGTTCGGCTGCGGCTTCCGCGCTGGCGGAAGTGTCTGTAGCAACCTCACTTGCCTCGGACGCATCCTCAGACCCTTGGGAAGTCTCGTCTGGGGCACCTGCTGCCACGGGTGCTTCAGCCGCGTCTGCGTCTTTATTAGGCGGTGTTTCATCAGCCACGGTTGCTGGAGTTGCCTCGGCAGCGGGTGTGGCTTCTGGCGTTGGCGTTTCTGCCACGTCTGCTGGTTTGAACAGCGCGTCGTATACGTCAGTGTTAAAAGCGTCTTCGGATGGTGAGCGGATGCCCAGTTCATTCGGAGATAATGCGACAAGTGCCTTCTCGAATTTGAAAGCCGCGACGGGTAGAGACGTGATCATATCGTCTACATATGCGCCGAAGTCAGCTACCGCTTTAGCAACACCAGTTTTGAATGCGGCTGCATCTTCTGTGGCGTCTGAGAAAGCGACGTTGCGAATGGTTGTATGCAGGGCATCAAGACCGAGCATAATTCCAGGCACAAAGCCTTCCTGTTTCAGTGCATCGTCAAAATTCTCACTGTCCAATTCAAACAGAGCAAAACGCTTCTGCAAATCTTCCATGCCAGTTACACCATATGCGACACCAAGATCATAGCCCATATGGACAACAGTTTCTTTTACGTCAGCGGGTGCGTCTGCGCTGCGGATTACGTGGACTGACCCATCGGACTTTACATCCGTTAGATCGCCTTCAATCAGCATGGCCCCTAGCACTTCGGCTGCGGCGGCTGATTTGGCAAATACAGAAACGACAGTAGCCGCTTGTTTACCGAACATATTCTTTAAAGACATTTGCATGGTGTTCTCTCCTTTAGAAGCACTTTCGTTTCGTTTCACAAATTTGAAGGGTGTCATGTTGGCGGGACGATCTACCAAAGAAATGTGGCTCACCTCTACATCGTGAAGTTTTGCTGTTTTCTTTTTGTTACGATCCATTTTTAAAGCCTTCCATGCCGTCGCATTTGTTTTATCGCGTTGACGAAAGCTTCATATCCTCGTCGGGTATTGTTGTTATGTTAGTGCACTTGGGTGCACGGGTCAAGAAGGTTACTGATTAAAGTTTATCATCACTCTCTACCAAGTACCCCATGCCCTCGAATGAGAAGCCCGTCAGATCGCCATCTTTAATCATTTTCCATATTTTTGGATTTTCTATTTTGACAACACCAACCCATGCACCATCGGCATAATCAGGATCACCTTTGCGTGCAATGAAGCTTTCGACCAGATAGCAACCGTAGTCAGTGTTGTTATCATGCTGGACGTCGATTTGGGTAGTGTTTGCGGCCTTCATAAAGCCGTGGGCCATTTTTTCAATGCCCTCTTTGTCCATGTAGTGCCCATGCGCGTCTTCCACGTCGGGCAGATAAACCTCGGCATAAACCAGATGTTTTTCTACATCCATCTTGATAATATGCCCGTGTTGCTTGGCAGTCGCGTCTGGGGCGTCACTGGCGCGATGATCAGTACGTTTCTGCAAGTGTGCGTCAATCGTAGCCGTGATCGCCTCTGTGAGTTCCTTTGGTAATGTCAGCATGATGCCACTCCTTTGTTGTTTATCCTATAGCAGCGTAACACAAGTGCGGCAAGATACTTTAGACCGCAGGTATAATGCTGGCGCAATAAGCATCCATTTGTGCTATGTCACCAGCAGACGGATTTTCCAGAACGATAAGAGCAAACAGATCATGGTTCCATGCAAAACCCAAGTCGTGTATATAGCGGCCTACCCATGGTGAAGCCCAGTCTGCATGTATCATGCTGACAGAAGATGCTGAAAATACCATAGGGGTAGTACCAGCGAAAGTGTCAAAAAACTCATTCTGGTTTGCTGGTGATACTTCAATAGTATTCTTGTAATACGTGGGCGTTCCCACATTTTCAGAAATGGATAATCCAGGCTCACCATCATCACCTGTGCCAAGAAAGGTACTACCACCACTAGAGGGCAATATCATAAATGCGCCAGACCCATCCAAGGCTTCCTTGTTTCTGTAGGCAGACCATACATGCATATTGGCGGTAAGGCCAGTAAGGGGTGCACGGGGCTGTAGTCGGTCACTGGCCCCATCAAAGGAAACCCACTGGTAATCTCCATCTGTATGGAAGGTAGGCCACCATGAGGCAGTGTGCATATAAAAATCCTGACTGTTAGCGGCATCATCCCAACTACCGACAGCCTCACCATCAGCCGTAACAAGCGTTGCTCTTGAGTTACTTGTGTACATAGCTGATTGGTCACGGGGCAATAATGCATAACCAGCTTTACCAGAGAACGCGGCAATCGGGAAATCCAAAGGGCCAGATGCAGTGGCAGGGGCACGGCGTCCACTCAGAGTAAGAGCAGGGCTTGCTAAGGCGATGGGTATTACACCCGCTGGTACTCGATAGGTCATATTAGTCCTTACGCCGTGATGAAGCCAATATTGCCGCCGCGTGAAACATCAATGATGTAGCGCGAGTTAGCTGTGATCGGGATGATTGGATCGTTTGCCAGAACTACGGCAGGGTCGCCAGATGCAGGACGAACACGATAGGCCACGGCTGTATCAGTTTCGATAACTGCAATATTTGCGTTGCCTGGAATTTCGAGATTTGTAGCCGTGCCTGATATTGTATGAGCGGTGTATCCTACAGGGGGTTCTGTGACCAAGGGGCTGTCGCCGTTATTACCGATTGCCAACCCTTGATGAAACCAAACTTGTGCTGTTGCCATAATAGCCTCCATGTTGCTGGGGGTAGAGTAGCGGCCCTATGGCTGTCTGGCAAGTAAGAATAATTCAGTGATCTTGAGATCACCAGCTTGAAGGATCGTCTCCATCGTCAATCAAATCTATATCGGATAGTGACAGAACAGCATTACCAGCTTCCGCATAGTCCACACGTTCCCTGTGGTTCACGCCCAGCCGCCGTTTCTTAGCCGAACCTTTACCAGTGTGCTTACATGGGTCATTGGGTTCTGCATTACACAGGGGGCAATGGACAGTTCTTACTTCGTCTCTGGTTAGGTACTTATGCATCTTACCGTTTAAGCCCCCACCGTTTCCAGTGGAGGCTAAGGTTCTGCTTGGAGGGTGCAGAACAGGCGACACCACTCGCCATTTGTTAGCTGGTCAGTTCAACCAGACGCTTACCAGCATCAAAGGTTAGAACCGCGATCTTACGAGCCGCTTCCTTGTAGGTGTGGGGGTTGGTAGACGAAAGCCCATGTTGGGCCTCGGCAATGGCATATAACAAAGAACCGATGTCCCCTGCTATAGCCCCACGTTTTTCTTCATCATCCATTAATCAAACCCCCGTATCTTCGTCGCGCATGTCGGCAGCACATTCCATCATGACCTTCGCCATAGCGACCATATCGGCTTTCGAAAAGGACATGCATTGAAACATATCTTTTTGCCCACTGTCTGAGCGGGTGCGTGAAGTGAATTGAAAACAGCGGCCCATTTCTTTTCCGCCAGCAAATTGAGTAACGGACACTTGGCCCATGCGTTCAGTATTGAAAGGTTTCATATCGGTTGACATTGTTTTTCTCCAAAGGTTGTTTCGTTGTGGTGTGAACCTTGTATAAACCCCTGTAAATAGTTTGTCAACCACTAATTTCAGGGCGGCTTAAAAAAAGTAAATGGCGATTGCTACCAAGATAACTACGTCCCAGAAACCAAAAGCCTTTTTCTTCTTGGCCTCGGCCTTCTTCACCGCAATAAGCTTGTTGGGTTCCATCGCCTTGACATGATCGAATTTGAGGTCTTCCAATTTGATCTTGGGTTCGTAGGGGCTGTTAATAGGTATCATGGTTATCTCCAATTATGTGATGTGATACTAACCTAATACCCTGTTTATAGTTTGTCAACCTTTAGTCACTGATTGGGGAATGAAGCATGGACAGCATAAATAGGAAGCTGGCGTAGATCAATGCGTCAAGAAATAGATTGGGCCTGTGGTTCAAATATGCGCGGTAGCCAACCCCCGCAGATATTGCAGATGTTATTAGATACAGTGTTTGCAGCATTTACCTTACTCTCATCAATAAAGTGTCCGTCCCGATATGGCTGATACTAAACGCTTTTATTAGGCTTCTGTCAACTGTACGAAAGTATAAGATACCCCCGCCACTGGTTTGTCAGGACGGGGGTAAGGGGTTATGCAGCTTCCAGTTGTAATTCGGGGAAGGCATATTCACCTGCCAACCAAGAGACGATGATCTCTTTCATTTCGTCAGGATCAGTAGCCCGTTGTTCATCCGTGCCAAACTTCCGAACAGTGGAAGCGATTGAGCGGATGTTGGGTTCATTACCTTTTCTGCAAGATGCCTCAACAGATGCATATGGCTTGCGTCGTAGGAATGCGTGGGCCAAGTGTGCAGATCGTGCGGCTGGCCTTACAATATTGATCCTGTGGTCGTGTAGTGAATTTAGTGTGGACGTATCACCCGCCTTCTTTGCTTTGAATTCCTCTTTGCGGATATCGCGGCTTTCGTCGGCTAGATTTTTACGTTTGATTTTCAGTTCGACTGAGTAAGTCATGTTATTTTCCTTTGATAAATTTGAATAGTGATCTTGGGTTCATCAAAGGGATTTAAGGCGGCTTCTAATTACGTTCCATAACAGTGCCCTTTCGTTTAAGGTTATGCGTGTTTTGTTGTATGGCTACCTTATCCCCCGTGATTGGGTTTGTCAACCCGCCCAAAGATTTTTGTTTTGCCAGTATCTTCTGGGGGTATGACAGGTAATACTTTTGCAAGTGGGTCAGCATGTAACCCTTTCATAGCCAGTAAAGTCAGGCGTGCGGCTACACGGTTCTGGGGGTATCCTGCCCCTTCTTCCACAATGTCTACTAAAGCCGTAAACAATGCATCCCTACTGGTTATCAGATCGGCCCGTGTTGGGGCACTTGTATTCTCAGCTTCCGATAAGCGTTTAAGTTCTGTGTGATTAACCATACCAAGGTATCTCCTTTAGTCGTTTGTTGGAGGGGACAGCGGGACTTGAACCCGCGTCTTCGATTTTAGGGATCGCGCACTAACCAGTTATGCTATGCCCCCTTGGTTTTTAATTCTTCCATTGTTATAAATTCCATTGGACGGGAAATGTTCCGCAGCTTGTCAAAGTCGGTTTCTTCATTATCCATGAATTCTTGGGCAGCGGCCCTTCCTACTTTGGCCCACTTGAGCCGATTGTTCAGGATGGGTATCTGACGTCGCTTGCGGTGTATGTAATCATTCAAGGCGTCTTGTTTATTATCCCGTGCGAATGCCTTGTTTACCCTACGGCTTACAAAACGACCTTTGCCATTGACCCTGCTATCATCCCAGTCGTCTAGGATCACCCCGCAGGGCGTGTGCTTAATCACGCGGTATTCCATAAAGGAAATGTGCATAGACGCGCCTGACCAGATTTCATATGCCCTGTACCAGTATTCTGGGATGTCAACATTTGGGTCAGTCAGATGCATCATTCTTCCTCTTGGATGTGAGGCAGGTAATGCAGTTTCTCGCGCACCAGTTCTACCCTATCAGGTGCCATGGTGGTGCACAGGTTTCCCATCTTGTCACGGCACAGGGTATCTATCGTGATCGTGTCAAGACGTGCCCCCGACTTTGATGTAGCCCCGTCAAACTTTAAACGGATGAAGCCCCCGAATGCCTTGGCATATAGTTCCCCATGGTTCCGCTTGTAAAGCTGGGCTTCCTTGTAAACACCTCCCACGGCAATGATAGCCGTTTCGCCTTCGATCTCTTGAAACATTCCACTCATTTATTTTCTCCTAATGGAAGCCACGCTCATGGATCGCACTCGATGATTGTTGGATACTCCTGCCATGATCAGGTTCCAGTTAATTCTCATATATGTGTTGGCATCTTCAACTGTATTAAACAGCTTTGCCACGGCTACGTTTCTGTAGCGGTTGTAGTCGGTATGAGGTTTAGGTTTTGGCGTCTTGGTGGATACCGATATATAGTATTGCACCCGTTCGAAGTTCAAAGCGTTTCTGTGCGTCTCACAGAGCCTATCGCCCTTGCTGGCGGTTCGCTTGCACTGCTGACTGTCAGAATTTTTGCTGCGTTTGGTTTGAGCCTCACACTGCTTTCCACAAGGTCGGGGGTGTGCCCCTTTACGGGTTCCTCGGATAAACGGCCTCATTGAGTATTCTCCCAGCCAGCAGCAGAAATTCGAAGCTGCCGATTTACGTTGTGGGTATCTATGATCCAGTACCAGTTCGAATGTGGGTTGGCATACACAGCCGCGATCTTCCATTTCTTGCCAGCCAGCAGATTGGGTAATCCGTCTGGGCGGTCAGTAAAGAACTTGGTCGTGCCAGCTTTGTATATGGGGGTTTCATCAGGCACGGAAAATATACCAGAAAAAGGAAACCCAAAGGGCTATGCCTAGTATAAAGGCGATGTTGAATATCCGTCGCAGGTTTCTATCGCGTTTGCTCATGTTTGTACCCCAATATAATTGCAGCGTGTTCACCTTTTCTGGCTTCCAGGTGTGATAAGCGGCCTCTCGTTTTGATGTCAATCATTCTGGCCCCTAAATCGTCAGCCCCACCATATTCGTCGAACAGCTTTTCGATCTCACGTTGATAGAACTTGAATTTCCGGTCGTGCAGCCAAATCAGGATGCTGATGCGTAAATTATATAGCATTATCGACCCGTCATTAAATCAGCGTAGATGTATGAACCCAACGCGGCTAGAATTAAGACCGCACCAGTAAAGTCGCCAAAGTCAGCCCAAGATGAAAATTGTGTTTGGTTTGCGATAATAAAGTCCATTGTTTTTCTCCAGTGTGGTTTAAGTTGGTGTTTGTATCCCTAACATAATCCCCTGCAATTAGTTTGTCAACCCTATATGTGCAATTAATTTGATCTTGAGTTCACCAGTGTTTTACGGTGCTTGGCAGATCGGGGTTTAGGTTTGTTGTGCCCGATATGCCAAGCCTCACATTCCCTGCACTTGTACGCCCCGAATTTACCCCGCTGTTTGTTTCCCTTGCGAATGATCAGACCCTTCAAAGCACGGGTTGCACGGCCTTGGGTTTTATATGCATGTTTACCGTCACAACCTCTAGCCATGATCTACCGTAAATCCTCGTTACGTGTTTCCAGAATGCTGTTTTGGAGTGCCCTCACCAGAGTGGTCAGGATGCGCCGTGAGCGGCCTTTACCAAAGAACGTCCACCCCATTGCCCGATCTAGGGCCAGAGCCGCCTCTTGAGCCTCTCCCAACGCCTGAACCCGTGATAGACGTGCGGCCTCATACACTAACCGTTGCAGGTTCCGCGCAACCCCCTCATCCAGCAATAGGATCATTTCGGGTGGCAGCTTGTATTGTTTTTTGTTCAGGCTCATGGCATTTCATCCAGTGCGGCGTCTGCATCTGACTGGATGTTCTCATGGGCACTTTCATGCTCAGACATGGCTTCATCATATTCGTCTTGTTTCAGTTGATGATCGGATAAGGCTTCTTCATATTCTTCGTCAGTGTTGAAGTCGCCTTCGGGTGGTTCCAGTTCTGTGAAAGGATTTGGTTCATCCAGATCATCCATTTCCTGTGCACATGTATCAAGCGCATCTGCGCACGTCTCACAGGCGTCGATCCGCTCTTGGAGCATTTGCCCCGTTTCACCTTCCTGCAACCCCTCTGGCATGGCTTCCAAACTGTTCTGGCATTCCTCTCCGATTTCTCGGATGCTGTCGGCAGCGGATGTGATGTCCTCAGACATTTTCGCGCTCTCGTTCCATGCTTCCTGAGTGCAGAACCAGCCGCCCTTGAAAGCGGATGTGGTTAACTCTGATTGCTTGAACGGTTTCAGTGATCGTTTGACGATCCCGCCCCGTTGCAACTTCAAAGACGTATAGTAATACATGTCGCCTTTCTTGATCCCGTTGTCAGGGTAATCTTTCCGCGCTTTGCGGTATTGTACTCTTGGCATTATCTTCTCCAGTTTATCTTTGAGTAAAGCACTCTTTGGTTTCAATTTCGTTCAATTCTAATTTGCAGTGTTTGCAGATAGCGCAACCGTCCATACCTTTGATCCAGTGATGTACCCCGTTCTTTATTTTCGGGCATGTATAACACCATCTGTCGATCATCGGTTCCGCCTGTTTAAAGCATAGCTTATGTCTTTGCATTTCACTTCTGGTATCTCATCAAACCTCTGATCCACATAGTAAACACGACAGGCATTTCGAAGTGGCTTTAGATGAGTTACCAGACAGGGGTTCACCCATATGTGCAGTATGAGAACTAAAGAACAGATCATATCTCAAAATCCAGTTTGGCACATGCAGATACAAATACACTGTAGGGTTCGGGTGCCATAGCGGATGCATCGAAATCAAAGAATTTGACCGCATTGGCTTTCATAAAGGCTGCGGCTGTTGGCGCGTCACCAAGCACAAGAACCAGATGCCCTTGGACATGTTGAACCTCCAATTCAAAACGCTCAGATAGAACATTATAAATCAGGGTCAAGAACTGTGGGTTTGATAATGGGTTAAACAGGCTCATGCGGTTGCCCTCCGACGTATTTCCATTTGATAGGTCGCGGCTTGGTCAGAATAATAACCTTCCAGATCAGGGTTCCAGCCGCGCATTGCGATTTCAGCTTCGCGGCAGTCTTCTACGATGTGGGTGAGTTCTGAGTTGGATGCACGTTTAGCCAAATTTTCCCAAAGTGTCCAAGGTGTTTCGCGTAGTGACATGTTGTTGATCCTCCAAGATCGGTTGGTGTAGCCCTACCTTAAACCCCCATAAATAGTTTGTCAACCACTAATTTGATCTTGAGTTCACTTAGTTATTCTAGGGTGTTATTCCACCCGCCAGATATGTGGGCTATAACGTAATCCACCCCATAGATGTCTACATTGCTATCACACGTTATCCAGATTTCTATCCCACCAGCATCTATGACTTGTTGGGTGAATGGTATCATTGAAATTTGAGATACTCTGTGAAGATTGTTACCGCCCTTTGTGAAGGGTACAATGTGACTTGACAGAGGTATCCCACTATCAGCAAGCCGCCCTTCGATGGTATATTGCAGAGCGGGGTTGCCACCTTCAGCCCAGAAGTCAAGTTCTATGATGTGCAAATGGCCTCCACTGTCGGCCTCAAATATCTGGGTGGTGGTGTTGTATAGATTGTGTCCTCTGGCGTGATCCTGATCGCCCAGTGCCCCGTCATTGTAGACTTTCTGAGCAACGTCCGCTACCAATATCTGTGGATCACTTTGATCGTGGCCCTGATCGCGGTAGAATGCCCAAGTATCATTATCTACAAGATCGTTGTGATCTACAATAATATTGCGAACCGATTTCGCCAGTTCATTTAACCAGTTCTTGTAGACGTCGCTTTCGACATCATACGGGTAGTCTGTAATGGGAGTTACGGGCATGATGTCGAGCCTTTGTATTAGCGCAAGAATACGCGGAAGATTTCAAACGCGACTAAGCCCGTGGCAACCCAAAAAGAAACTGAGCCGCCCATGAAAGGTGCATTCATCCAGTCTTGCCATTTTTTCCAGTAAGTCATTTGTTCACTCCAGTTGTGTCTGGGGATCGTAGCCGTGGTGTTTTAATCTGTCAAGTTGGCTTCATCTTTGTAGTTCCGTAACGCCTTTTTAACCTTGTCGATTTGATCCTGTAAATCAAAAGCCATCTTCTTCAGGATCACACGGGGACGGGTGCCGCTTGAATGTGTCTTGTGTGCGATTTTAACAGTGTGTAGGGCCGCGTTAAGCCCCGCTGCGTACCCGCGTGCATATTTCTTTGCGCCGTAGTTCCTTACCGCGCCGTCAGTTCGTGATGTTGGCATTTTCTCGGCCATTGTATTCTCCATAGTTGTAAGGTGCCCCCACCTAAGTTTACAGATTACTTGTTGTAACCTTTGCAAAACTCTTTCATTTCAGAGTTGTTGCGGACACGGCGCATGAAGCACGTCTGCTTTTTGGCAGCGGTCTTCAATCCAATGTTGTTCAACAAAGATGCTTCGGCCCGAATGTTACAGTTGCGACTGTCAAAGGTTACACCGAATGCGCCCTGTGAATTAGAACCGCCAGCGGAATTACCACAGACAGGCGTGTCCAAGCCGACATAGTTGGAACCTTCCACGTTAGACGTGATGGTCGTAGTTTGCTTGTTCGCTTGTTTGGTATTCTGCGATTGGGCTTGGCCCTGTGCTTGACCTTGGCCTTGGGCCTGTCCCTGTTTGGCAGAACCGCCGTAAGCCGTGTTCTTGTTGGTGTTGCGGTTGGAATTCGAATTATTGTTAAAGTTCGCATTCAGGTTTGCGTTCTTATTCGAATTGTGATTGGCATTGGAATTTTTGTTCCAGTTGCCATTGGCGTTCAGGTTATATGAGACTACATCAATGTCGCCCCCCTCGCCACCACGCCCACCAGCATTCGCTGTGAAAGCAGTTAGTGATAGTGCCAGCATGGCACCCATTAAGATGATACTTTTCATATCGGTTCCTTTCTGATTATCCCCTCTAGGGAGTAGAGCAACATGCTCTGGATGTGCAATCTTCCACCAGAATATGTTGTGATCTTGAGATCATTGCACCTGCGTTCGCTCTCGTCGAGCAGGTGCAATGATATTACCATTCGCCCCAACCAGCGGAACGTGAGGCTTCGTTATCGGCCTTGATGGTGGCCTCTTGACGGTTGATTTCCCGCATCTGTGCAGGATCGGACAAACAATCATCACAGATAGCGCGGCCCCCAGTGACAGTAGTATTGCCACATTTGATCGGCCTCATTGAGCCGTGGTATCCCCTTGGAACCCATTGTTCAGTCATGTTATCGCACATTTGTTAGTCTCCAAATTGGTGTTAGGTTTGTCTTACTTAAATCCCTGCAATGGGTTTGTCAACCCCCATAGGTGTTCCAGTAATGATTGCAAGTAACGCTTCTGATTTATTGACAAGACCATTACCCGCTCTTGTAGCACCCTTGTCCAGCAAGGCATCATATAGCAAGTCACGTTCCCTTTCGGTAAAATAGAAGGCGACGCAGCGATCTGCCAAAGCCTCTTTACCCGCTGCGAGACGTCTGAGGTTTTCCAAGGATGTGCTTTGTATCTCCCGTATGGTCATACGTTCACGGATGTCGAACCCGCGTTCAGCACTCAGCAAAACTTCACGCGCCTTACGGATACCAAGTTCCAGTATATCCTCTAGGCTAATCAGCTTATCTTTAAGCCCGTTCCATACGTTAAGTTGAATGTATATCTGGCGTTTAGATACGCCTATGATGTCCGCAATTTCTTGGCTATCCATGCCATAATCTCGCAAGACGCTTATGAGAAAACCAATCTCGATACTGTTCTTAGTTGTTTTGCGGTTTAGACTTTTGAGTTTTTGAATGGCTTCTTCTAAATTCAGGGGTCTTGTATAGTTCATTGTTGCTCTCCAAAGCGGTGATAGGTGCCCCTTGTATATTCCCCTGTGATTAGTTTGTCAACCCCTTTGGTCTTAGCCGTGGTTTGGCATACCCTGACGGGAAGGTGCTTTCGTGACACTGTAAAATCCAGGCGGACTTGGCAAGCCCACTTGGAAAATACTCTTTCTCTTTGGCAGGTATATCATCACCACAAGCCTTGTAGATTGGGTACATCTTGAGTGGTATGGTCGTGTCATGGCTGGGGTTAAAGGCCACCAGTGTACTCCAGAATGCTGTCTTGAGAACACTTAGCATGTCAAATCTCCTTGTACAAAGATATGGTGATCTTGTGGTAGTCCACGTTCCCCAGTTCGCCCATACTCTGGGGTCGGATTGTGTCAAGATTGGCGTGAACCGTTAGGCCCCGTCGTGCGGCCTCAGTAAGCAACCCATTCAGGTGCGTGACATGTTCTTTAATAGACCCTACGATAATCGCTTCTGATGCTTCGGAAAGTTTCATATCGGTTTACCTCCACTTGCATAGATACGGGCCATGCTGATCATACCCTTGATCTGGTTGTCTTGGGCAATGAATTGCGCGTCCCGTGTTGACAGCATAGTTTGCAGCATATCGTGCTTGCTTTGCAAATCAGCAAGGGCATCATCCGCTGCCTTTAGTTTAGACACATAGTCAAACGAAGCTTTCTGGTAAGCAACATTCTTTTCCTGCTCTGCAATAAGCATCCCCCGTATATGATCAAGCGATTTATCCTTGCGTTTGATGGCTTTTTCCAGATTATCAATCACGGTCAAATCATTCTTGGAAGTCATGATCTTTTCCCCTTGCTGGCGAATGCACATACCACAGACATTAGCGTCTCTTTACGCGCTATCTCCCCACGATGCTGCACCCGTAAATCGGCAAGAACCTTCGTGGCACTTTCCAACCCAGCTTGGATTTTATCCAGTTTCTTTTCGAGTGCATCACATTTGTCCACGGCTGCGCCCAAGCGTTTCTGCGTATTTTCCAGTTCCGCGTTCCGTTGTGACAGCCGTTCAGTCGTGGCAGCGTGGGCCTCTTTCTCGGCTTCATAGTGGGACTTGTAATCCTCTATCTGCGCTTCAAGTATGCGCTTCTGAGTGGGCGTCATATTGGCTTCACCCGTCACAGGAATTTCCATTGCTAGTTCTGCAACTTCCTGTGCCCGTTCCTTGCTCGGTTGGGGTGGGTTGCGGCCCGTGTGTATGGTTGGTTCAGGCCCCCTGTTGACCGCCACAACACTTTCAGTTGGGTGCGTCTCGTCAATTGGGTGGTCAGGTGATTTATTAGTAGCCATGGTTTTCTCCTATGAGGGTTTAGTCATTGTTCATGCGGTCTGCGAATGAGCCGCCGATTGGTAATCCAATTATTGCAGCCGCGTCTGCCAAGTCTAATGGTAGCAGCGGTGGTAATGGGTCTTGGCCTGATCCAATCAGGTAGATGTCAAAGATGGGGCGTGCCAGATAGCGAAAGGCAATGATTGCAACCACTACCCATCCAGCCGTGACGCGCCATTTAATTGATCTGAATGCGAGTACCATGTCAGGGTCGCGTGTAGGTATTACCATTCTTGGGTCATTGTCTTCCATTAGTAATCATCCTCTCTTTGCATCCACTCAGGGACATAATTGGCCCCGTCACCTTCATAGATGTCGGGTCTTTTGTAATCAGACATAGGGTGCTTGATTTCGATTTCTGTTTCGACGAACACGCGCCCGTGACAATGGTTGCAGCGTTTGGCGTCAAATGCGGCCCATGTAGGGACTTTCATGCAGGATATGCACACCTTTGCCACGCCAAGCTGGACAGGCTGTAAGGGATCGACTGAGGGCGTCTTGGCTATGGTTTCAGAACACATGGTAGTGTCTCCCTGTGTCAGCAAATATTTTATGAATGATGTTGATCTTGCCTTCCGCCATTTCTTCCAGCGTTTCCTCATTGACGTAATTGATATTCAGCCATGCATCCACCAGCCGAACGTGGCGGCAATCCTGATCTTCCTTATTAAGCGGCAAGACCGTGATCGGATATGTCTCCAGTAGAGCAAGGGCATTCCTGCGAACCTTGTCCATAGAGATTTGGTTTGTGTAGGTCATACCGTCTTCCCATAATTAAGTGTGGCGTCGGGTGCAGACATAGTTACCCATCCCTTCACATGGGGGTAGCATCCTTTACCGCACGATGGGCAGTAAGACGGGAAGCGGGGGTTCACCCAGCAAAGCAGATGCCCACAACACTCCATATGGAATAGTCGGAAGGGTACACGTTCCTTTGAGTGGTTTGATTTGGTAGGCATTGTAATCTCCAATAGGTGTGTCTTTGGTAATCCCCTATTTTTAGTTTGTCAACCCCCCACGCATGGGAGGCCGACTTTTGTTTAGATGGCTTTGGCCTTGGTGTATTCAGCCAGTTTATATTTGGGTACTTTGGTTCCGTCTTCAAAGGTGGCAGGGAATTCCCCGTCTTTCGGATAGGCCCAAGTACGATCCATCAATTCTTCATGGCCCCCTTTGGGTCGGCCCTGTTCACATTCGAATACATCCCGTACCAATACCAGTTCCCAGTGTTCCCCGTCTTCTGCGTCCCACGGTGGGTTTAGGTTTTCGAGTTTGTCAAAATGGTAATGATCTTGGATGTCGCCAGATGCGGTATCCACCCTTTCCCAGTCCCATTCATACGCGACCATATTAACGAACTTGACATCTACGGCGGGGCCTATGCCCCTAACCATCATTTTGTAGCCAGCCATTAGGAAGGCACCTTCTCGAATTCAGCAAACTCGCCAGCACGGATGTCAATGCCTTGGATGTTTATATCCCGCAATCTACGGGCGTCTTCATCGCTTCCGCAGGTAAAGGTTAATTCGGTTCCCCCATCAATCACCATCTTTATAAAGTAATCGCGGGGTAGGCTTTTACGGCATAGATTATGTAGTGGTTTTAAAGTATTCATTGATAATCTCCAAATGTGGTGTTGTCCTACATCGTCGTAGAATACCCTTAGTATACCCCCCTACATTTGGTTTGTCAACCCCCGTGATCTTGAGTTCACTAATAAGGTTTGATCATATCGGGTGTTAGAACACCATCCCACTTGGTTTTCTTTGTGAACAACCCAAGCTGTGTATCCATCCTGATATTCTTGGTTCGCTTGCGCCATGTCCATAAGGTCGCCTGTATATCACACGGCGGTATATCGGTGCTACGGGTAAGTGCTCTTACGGCCTTCTCTACTTCAGTATAAAGCGGCCCACCCCCACGCAGTTTGAAGTTGGCTTCTTTCATGTTCATATCTTCACCACAGGCAATAGCAATCATATGCCCGTCAACCGTGACCAGTTTGCTATCCCCCAGATACAGAATATTGTCTCGGAATGCAGTAATCTTGCGGCCTTTGACCTTATCCAGAAATGATACCTCGCCTGTCAGATAGCCCCATGCCCGTTGCCCACAACTTCTGTAAGTGCTGATTATGCAATCATCGAATGTCTTGCCCGTTGTCAGGGCTTGCAGGATGCTCACCAAGCTGCGCAGGTTGCCGTGGTAATCATTGTTCGGAGACAACGCTACAAACGCCTCCACGGTGGGGATGAATGGCACTTTGTAATGCTCGGCAATCCCGCGTAAGGTTTTCTGATATACGGGGTAGGCGGCTCTGCCCATCTGTAAATCAATCGGGTCGATCTCATCCCACGCCTTGCTTATGTTCTTTTTATAATCGTAAGCGTATGCCATTAGTATTTTCCCTGTATGCCCAAGAATAAATCACGATCCTTGGTTACTTGATCCAGTTGCATGTATAGGTCTTCCCACATCAACTCATATGCAGATGTCTTGCACCCGTGGCAGATGGCCTTATCGTCTATTGAATGCCCATCAGTCGGATCGTTGTAGACGGTGCCTTCATAGCCGCACTCATCACACTCGCCCTGCTTGGCTTTATGTTTCTCAGTCATTGGGTTTTTCTTTCTTGGTTAGATCAAAGCCCACAGGTTGCTTCTTTTCGGTATATGGGACGCCGTTCTTGTCGAGTACCTTGGACACATGTTTGTCAGGTTCATGCACTGTCATGTTTTTAGGGCCTGCTTCCCACCAACTCATCCCCTGTACTTCTCTGCTTTTGCCAACAGTTCCAAAAATTGGTCAATAGGAAGACGCACATTTTCCGCGCCTTGTGATCTTTCATATGCCTGTTCTATTTTTTCTTGTGTCCAAAATTCTTTCTTTGGAAATGGGATAACATTATCACTCATTTTGTTAGCCTTTCTAACAGGTTTGCGGTGGCTCTCAATTTTCTGATCCACTCACCAATGATCTTCTTGTTTACGGGACGTTTCCCCACGGCAGTCCTGATCATCGCGCCAGTGACGCCCTCATGCTCTCTGATAGCACTTTCAATGATCTGTCCCGCCCTCATATCAGGTTACTAGACTTTCAGCGTAGGCTTTGGCCTCTTTCATTGTTTCGAAGGGTTTTGGTTTTCTGGCTTTTACTTCATCTGGCCCCCAGAATTCAATAAGGCACCCGTCACTGTAAACCTCAATAACCAAGGACGTGTGTTCAAGGAAATACCGAGTTCCATAGGCTTGCTTGACTTCTACCCAACTTGGGTTCTGTAATTTAAAATCCATTTTAGGTTTCTCTGATTTATGTTCGGATGTGACAGAGAAACCAGACTTGGTGCGGCGAACAAGGAACTTGAAAAACTCACCAGCCCTCGCGTATTCAACTACCGCATCTTTACTGTCAGTTGGCATTACAGTGATCCCATATCTGATCGCTTTCACAGCCATGTCTATCTCGTGATCGGCACAGTTCATAATATATCTAGGCATTTGGTTTACTTTCCCTTTCGTGAGGGGTGGTTTTTGGATAACCTGTCCAAGATTATCAGAAATGCAGCCATACCAGTGTCCTTGGTTGTGAAGTCCTTATCACCATTGGTATAGTTATTGTGCAGGAATGCAGCCGCGTTTTCCACAGTCATAGGGTCTGCATTCAAATCTTCTGTCAGGAAAGCCATGGCAGATGTTATATCATCCCATTCAGCGTCGTTTCGGGAGTGCCGTTCTGGGATGCAGGTTTCACGGTAGCTGTGGATCGCGTTCCAGATCGTGTCTAAATAATTAGTTCGGGTGCATGGTGTAGACATTATCCCGCGCCCCCGTTCTTGGCATACAGCATGAACCGTTCTTCCACATGGGGCAGGGTTCCTTCATTGAGTACATGCGCGGCCCGTACTGGGTCAAGGTCGCTTGTGGCGAGTAGGACGGTGGCTATGACGTGATCCAGAGTGATCTGCACTTGGGCAAAGTCTTTAACGGGGTGCCTCCCATTCAGAATTATCTTTGCTGCTTGTTCAGCCAGCTTGGTATCAATCTCGTTTTGTTTGGGCATTTGTTTCTCCAGTGATAGATTTCTTTTGTAATTCCCTACGATTGATTTGTCAACCGCGTTATGCCTCCCACATATAGGTGCCTGTTGGGACGTTCGTTCCACTGGATTTGAATGATCCCACAGGCAGGTCACGCCAGTTGTAAGACCATTTCTCGTCAGGGTCGCCACAATAGCCGTGATCGTATCTCGCCGTGGCAGGTAGGATCGCGTACAGTTGTCCGCCTGGTTTTAAGAATTTCTTGGCGTGATCAACATGCTTCTGATAGTGCTTCCCCGCGAATGGAGGGTTCATCACCACAAGATCAAAGACGGGTTCTGGTGGCATGTCCAGAAAGTTGGCCCGTGTTACCGCCAGTCCACTGTTGATGCACTGTAGATGCCGTTCAGCGTGCACCTCGACGCCTTGTATGCTGATATGTGGGTGGGCTTCCAGCATTTGCTTCATCATGTTGCCCGTACCGCACGACGGTTCCAGCACTTTGGCCCCCTGTGAGACGTGCATATCATTCAGCATGAACTGCATAGCGGCTGGTGGCGTAGGGTAATATGCCAAGTCCTTGGATAAGGCCGTGCCAGTCTTCTTGTACCGCTCTGCCGCCGCTTCAGGGCTATCGGGTAATACCTCACCATAAAACTCCGCAAGACCCTTGTTGATCGTCTTTAATGCCTTGGGATCGAATATCAGGTGGCAGTTATTGTTCTTGAACCATTTGACCTTGACGCCGTTGTATACGGGCAGTTCCATACGGCGTGCTGACTTCATCAGATCATCGAACTCGCCATAGTCAATCCGTGGTTCCCCATCCAGTGTATTCAAACAGTTCAGCACGTCTTTGACTTGATCACGCCCCCATCCATGATACTCTCCGCAACTTTCGACAATGATCCGCTTGGGCAATCCTTTGACGCCTATCCGTACCTTGTCATGTGACTTGTATGCGGGGTCAAGTTGGGTGAAGCATTCAGCCAACCCCTTCAATACGTGGTGACGTGGATCAATCAGATAATCAGCGAATAGTTCGCGGATGTTATCCATAGTGAATTCATCAGGCTTGGTGAACTTGAGTTCAAATGACTTACGATCTTTGGTAGATGCAATCGCGTCGATCTGCAACCCGTTATACAGATACTTCCATGCGGATTGCAGCAAGGATGCCTCCATATCGTTCTGGGTGAGGTGTAGCCGCTCTCGTGTCATTGGTTGCCCAAATGTGCCCTGAATGCAGACAATCGCCTCACACGCCTTCACAGCCGCGTCGAAGGCCATGATCCGCTCTGGGATCGCAGCACGCTGTTCATTGTAGGTTTCAATGGCGTCGGATAAACGGGGCCTGATTGCAACTTCGGTGCTTGGTGAGGGTTTCCCTTTGATGTGTATCATCTTTTAAATTCCTCAGTTTTTCCATTTTTTGTTTTGCTCATGGTAGTCGGCCCCGTTTTGTAGCCATCCCATATCTTAACCAGTAAATCACGACGGGCAAGGAACGCTATATGCTGATCCCCTGATATGTTCATATCCCCAGTCACGTCACGAGACAGCTTTGTAAGTGCTACACGCTGGTTGGCAAGAGTGATCCCGTGACCTTTGGCCCTGAACAGTCGATCCCCGACTTCTTTCAGTACCGCCATCCGTGCGTTATAGTGTGCTAGTTTCATCATCCCCTCACAGTATGCACTAGAATAGCAATAAGAATTAATAATGAAAGTGCTGCGCATATCATTGCTGGTCTGTACTTCTTTGATTTATCGAATAGCGTTGAAATGTTAAACAACAACACGGATACAAGCATGAAAAAAGTAGTGGTACTAAGCATTTTCATCAAACCCGCAGCGGATGGGTTTGGTTTTAGCACGCCACCCCTCCTGTTTAAGGGCGTTCTTGGCTGTTGATTGTCTCCATCCAAGATCATCCCGTCCATTTTCTGCTATTTCAGTCAAAGCCGCTTCCAACTCCGCAATGCGCTTGCCGTCATTCAGTGCTAGGCGGTTCTGAATAGTTTCGATTATATGCTTAACCAAAACGACAGGATCAACGGCGCAGCATTCCATATGTTCTTGTGCAGGTATAGGCCCGACATTCGCACCAACATACTCATACAGAATGTTTAGGGCCACTGCGTTTGCTTGTGCAGCAACCTTCCAGTCTTTGTTTATATCGGGTTTGGTTTCATCAACCACAGGTGCGCTGTCACAGTGGTTCATCACATTTAAAGCAGAGGCTTCTCGATCCGTTATTTTACAGTAGGTACACATAGTTCTTCCATGCCCTAGTGTTGAAGGTATCCAATTATGATTAGTCATGTGTCCAAGTCCTCATGCGTTTTTGCGATTACATATTCACGGGTGATCACCTCTTTGACCAAAAAGTCTTTCTCGCAATGGGAACAAGAAAAGTCGTGTGCTTCCTCTCCCCAGTGCGTTGTGACTTGGTAATAGTTATCACCCTCATCAAGCGGATGTTCGCCCCCACAGAATGGGCATGTTATGCTGTCTACCATGATAATCTCCAAATAGGTGTTCTTGGTATAACCCCCTGTTACGGGTTTGTCAACCGTAGCCGCTCACAAGTGTCTGCCCATTCATATATCCCAATCTTTGCCAAGTCTGCTATGACGCGGCTATCCACCTTTACACTGCATTCAGGGTGGTCTGGGTTCCCAACTGTGATAAGCCGTGACTGTGGTTGTGGGGGGCTGTAAACCACTATCATAGCAGATACGAATAACGCCGCCATGATAGTAAGGATCAGTAATCCTGCAAGGGTTGGGGTGCTATACCCCGTTGTAGTTGGTTCTGGTTCCCGTACCATCAGTTTAATCCAAATCCGTTAGTTCTATACCCGCACGCTTAGTGTACGATACATGCTCCATTGGGACGCAGCGGAATACCCGTACCGAACCGCCACTATCTTCAATTTCCAGTACCGCGTCGGCAAGTGCCTGTTTGTCCTCATGGACAGCAAGGCCGTTATCGGCATTCTTTTCATAAAGAGCCTTAGTCACATAAATATCTTTCATCAGTTTAATCCTTTCAATACGATGTCGATTTCAGCCAATGTCCCTTGAACCTCGGCCCAGTTGTGTACCAGTATACTCGCGCATAGTGCATACATGAATGCTTTAAAGATGAAGTACATGGTGATCCCCCTTATAGGTCAATTGCTTCACTACCATCTGTACGATGCACCCTGATAATGACAGGCACGATTTCAGCCTGTGGGTTCTTCAGATAATCGGGGTGGACTACCCATTGTTTATTAGCCATTGCCTTGGTGGTTCCCACGGCCCTGACAAAGTAGGTTCGGTTAGTCGGGCAATACGCCATAAAGCCTTCTGTTACACAAGCCACTATCTTTTCCTTTTCGGAGTTACAATTACACGGTAGGGGCAGCGGGTTCTGTGAAGGACACCGACACCTTGATATTTTTCCCGCTTCCCAATGAATACGGTTTGGGCATACATCATGCGCTGCACATCTGGGGCATAGTTCTTGGGTTTGACGGGATAAGCCCCCACGACGAAACTCTTGCGTTCTTTCTGTGCTATCACGAATGCACGTTCATTAGCACGGACGCCGCAGATATGTTCGCTGCGTTTCATAGTTCCACCTGTCGGACAACCACGCCTTGCAGTTCGAAGATACGCATAGTCAGAAGTTCATCTACGATATAATGGGGGCATTCCAGTAGGCTCTTGGTGAGTGCCAGAATGAATATCCCTTGGTGTTTGAATAGCGCGTGCCCCTTGCCCATGAAATAGAGCAACTCATGCACGCTGGTGACGGGTACGGGTTGGAGTTGTCGCTTCATTTACAATATACCTCATAGTGCAGTTCTTGTCCCAAGTGTAGGATTTCACTGGCGGGGCATGTGATAAACAGCATCCACTTACCATGTTTTAAGCCTACCCGATGATCGCCATTCATCAATGTATTTGTCAGCCGTTCAGCTTCTTCTTGTGTTCCTGTTTCCAGTTCCATTTCAATATCAGGATTGTTCATCCGTCTGTCTCCAATTCAGGTGTGTAAGGGCCAAGGTCGGTAGCCCCACGGTTTTTAACACTGTGCCAAGCGCACATATCGCAAGCGACATAGGGGCCTTCTCTAAGTTTGGTTTTATCAGAGAAATGAAACCACGCTATGATCTTGGTAGCTGGACTGCAACAATCAATACAGGTGCCGTGCGAGAAACTGGCTTTATCACAATCGGGGCAATGGGTTGGCCCTCCATTATCATCAAGGATCAGATAGGTATCTTGGCAGGTTGAACATTCACGGATCATATCAATCCTCCCATATACGCAGGTTGCAGCGTGAGCATCGTGTCGAGTAGATACGCCCAAACCGTCCACACTCATTGTTAGGGGACAGGTAATCCATCCTCATCCCGCCTTGTGGGTCGTGTCCGTGGCGGCAGGGCCATAGCCAATCTAGTAATTTAGTAATCATCGTTTACTCCATTCGTCCCAAGTCAATCCTTGGTGAGTTCGTTCGGCGTCTTCAATCGCCATTGTCTTGCCACAGGATGCACATTTGCATTCGTCGGGCACGGCTTCACCACTTTCACGGTAATATACATCAAGAAAGTCGTGCTTCCCGCATTTGATACAATCCATATCAGGGGCGTTATATGGTATCTCACCCATTACTTTTCTCCTATAATCTATCGTTAGAAGCCCAGCCGATTTTAAACATCTGATCCATGTTTATCCTGCTTATATCCATAGTCGTGGCTTTGACTTGTTTTTCAAGTTCATCCAATCTCGCCCCGTGCATGTGGGATGGTCTATTTTGTGTCTTTTGGTATTCGGCCTCGCATTGGCGTCTGAATGCTATGTATTCTTCCAAGATACTATAAACGTGGTTCACATTATCAGCCATGATTAACACATTGAAGCGGATACAGCCCTTTTCAGGTAGGCGGCAATGGTAAGGGTATTTCCCCGCTGTAAACGTGTAGGCACGTTCCTTGTTACCTGTCACCCATGCCCTACATGGATTGGCTACATAATCTTTCTGTGAAATGTCGTATGCTGGTTCACTAATCATCATTCACCCCCTTCAGGTGTAAAGTCTACTTCTGTCTGCAAGATCGCCACAGGCTCACCATGCATCTGCCTGTCATGCAGCCATTGCAGGGCCTCAATGTTTTTGCGCCAGTGGTTTATAAATCGTTTAAGCATTTGATTTCTCCAAGTGATTGGTGGTGTAGGTCTAACATAATCCCCTGCAATTAGTTTGTCAACCCCCCCAATAAAAAAACCCGTGGGGTTTGAGGCCACAGGTTTAATATTACAGTCAATTACGTTTTTAGCTGCCTGTAATATCAGGCAAGTATACAGGAAGATCAGAGACGTCGCTGGTTTTGATAGATGCCCCTGAAATACCTATACCAGTATTCAGTCGATGGATTGGGGCTTGGTCAGCACTTTGATAATTGTATGTGAGGTAAAACTTCACAAGTGCTGGGATTTGCAGGGCCACGACATCAAAGTCAGGCAGTTCCGAATTCACGAGAACCACGGGGTCACTGATAAGGTGTAGATTGGGGTGATCAATTGCCATTGCCACTGCCGATAGGGGGGCAAGGGCCATGCCTACCGAAAGTGCTATAACTGTCATAAAGGTTTTACGCATTATATCTTCCTTTTGTATTTGTTATCTCAACTCATGTTGATCCCCTTTAATAACACTTACAAATGATTTGTCAACCAAACTACTTGACATTAGATTTAAAATATCCCTATGATCTGATTGTCCAGAGGTGGACACCCCGAAAGGGTTTAGATAGAAACTTAGATAACGAAAGAGAGGTCTGCAATGCAGCCTACAGTAAACTTCAACTTAAAACATATGGCGAATGATGGGCGGGTTCATTACTGGACAGCCAAGAGTGTCACGATACACCCCCAATCTGGTTTTGATATGCGGGAAGTGCCACAAGGTGTACAGGTGCCTTCTGAGTGCGTCTCATTCGTGACTGGGGATAATATTGAGTGTACCATCGACACAGGTATAGTTTATATCCTGAATATGGATGGTAAAAATATCGACAAGGTGAACCTGCCAGTTGATGCTCATGGCAACAATGAGAGTGACTGGATCACCAAGGGCAAACTAGACGGTGCCTATAAACCTACCTAACTAATTAGGGGAAGCGGTTATGGATTGCTTCCCCTAAATGATCTTGAGATCACTCGGCTATCTGTAATGAAACCCACTTGAACATTTCGGCACGCAGTTCTGCCATTGTATGCATCCCTGTGAAATGGTTTGTGCTTTCCCAATCTCCAGCATAGGTGTGCATTTCACAACTTCCATCAGCCTCGAAATGTATCAGGATAATCAATCCGTCGATCCGCCACAGTTCTTCAGGGCAACCACATTCATCACTGGGCAAGCGTGCAAGTAATTCTATAGGGGCTGCACCGCCTGTCGGGGTGGCTTTGTAATTAACCCGTATGCATTCCAGTTCAGACACACCAGCGGGGCTTATATACGCCCTCTGTTTATTTGCGGGGTATGGGGTGGCTGGGCAAGGAAGTGTCGGAGAGCATTTCTCACAGTGCTGTTTTATGTGGATACCATGTTTACATTTTAGCATCAGCGTCTCCCCCATAACCATGGGCGGAAGGTGACGTGGTTGTTTGCCGCCCCGCGCCCCAGTGCCTTACGAATGCGGGTCAGGGTGTGTGCTGCCCATCTGTGTAACGGGTTATGAATGTTTTTCATCGGTCTTTCCTTTTTTCGTTTCGGGCCTCGCCCCCCACATACCCCATATAACTATGGTGCAAGGGCCTTACGAGATACTTTCGATTTGTATTGTGGGCAATTATTCAGTTACTCTATTATTCCCTATTACTCCTTTATATTATCTCTCTGAGTTTATTATGTATTTTCATCCGCCGATTTCAAAAATTTGCCCCAGAAAAATACGGTAGGTCGCTTGGGTTCACTGACCATATTGTACCCCCCTGTGATCTTGAGATCACTGATCACGTTTTGCATATTCTTTAGGGCCATACGGGGATGCCTGGTTTTTTCTGCCAAGGTCTGAAGCCGTATTGCTTCCTTGTTTAGTTCCCGCACCAGTCGATCCGTGATGTCTGGGAATAGATCATACATCTTAGTTTTCCTTTAGGTATACCGCCAGTGCAGCTTTACCTTCCTCGGATACCGCGAACCCAGCCGTTCCTAAGAAATCTCGCAGATGGTGCCAGTGTGGATTGGCTTTCATAGCTTTGGCAGTTTCACAATCTTCTTCGATCCCAAAGAAATTGCGGGTTACTTCACCGCATGGATCGTTAGGACGCCCTAGAGCATGATCCATATCATCCATGTGACTGTCTTTTAAACTTCGGTTATTCATGAGAAGTGTCCTTTGGTTCGGGTGTGTCGGATATAATCCTGTTGAGTTCTGGGTACTCCCTGCACACCAATAATTTTGAAAATCGTAAGGCTCGGAACTGTGTTGAAGATGTTACCTTATCTTCCAGTTCTTTTAGACCCGCCAAAATTTCCCGCGCTGTTGTATCATCATGTGCCATTGGGTTTTCCTCTCAAGGCGTTTCTAGCAGCAGCATAATCTTCCATGAGAATATACGGCGTGCTTACCATATTGCAGGTTTTATGGGTCTTGGTAATATCGAAGCCATATGCGGCTATGGTTTTCTCCAGTGCCCTGACGAATGGTTCTAACGCCGCTTCCAGTTGTTCAACATGGGTGGCAACCTCTTTCAGATACTCGGCGGATAGTGGATCACCTGCGTAATCAATAGCGTCTGCCATTTCTCTTATTTTGTCAGGTGAGGTGTTCATCGTGTAGCCCCCGCATAATAGTACCAGATACCGTTTACTTGACGACGGTATAGATCGGAGTTCTTGAACCCACCCCGTTCTTCCCATTGTCGCTTGGTTATTTTGTAGCGTCTCGGTGTATTCATTTTTTCCTGTCTTTCTTTTTCTTTTTCGATTGTAGATTGTTGCCTTTTATTGCGGCGGCTATGTTATGCGCTATGGACTTCTTCACAACTTTGGTTTGTTCTTGGGTCAGTTCCCCAAAGAAGTGGGCTTTGCCTTTTTTAGATGGTACAGTGTGGTGAGTGATTACAGGATTTGTGGCTGTGGGTGCATCTAAGATAGATACTTCTTTTACTTCTTGTTTCTTGAGTTTTTTGGCAGCGGCTTCCTCAACCATCTTCAGATAGGATGCTGATACAAGCTTCAGGGGCTTCTTTATCGGTGCGGTTTTGGCCTCGAATGTGCCATTACTATTTTGCTCTTGTTTAATCAGCAGATCAGCATGGAATGCCTCGGCTTCATGTTGCTTCTGGAACGTGGTCAATACCCCACCATGCGAGACTTGGTAAACAGTCTTCCCACTAACATTTTCCACATGAGAAATACCTATACGGGGTATAGGTTTCTTCTTAAACTTTTTCGTCACCCAACTTGTAATTAGTTGCCCATCAGATGCGTAGGTTTCGACTGGGTATTTTCCTTCAAATTCATTAGCCCATTCTTTGATAGTATATGGTGCTTCGGGTTTCCCGATCCAATAACCCAGATCATTGTATCCTTGGGGCGGTGCTTGGTTGTCGGGTGTTGGTGCTATCTTGGTATGCTTCTCATAGTTACTACCTGTGATAGTGCCCCCCGAATAAACCTTTTTACCAGTGACTTTCACCCCCGCCTTTTTATCCCATATGAATTTCTTCAAAGCCACGCCTTCGCCCTTGGGTATTTCTTGAATGTTAGGCTTGGATTGTTTGTGGGTGTTGATCGGCCCCAGATCACTATCGGGTAATTCAAATGCCCCATGTATCATTTTATTTTCTATATTAGCCAAGACTTTGTTCGTGATCTTAGTGGTGTCAATGTTTATGGAAAAGGGCTTTGGTTTACCCCCATACTTCTCGTGGAAGGAGATGTCTTTATAGCTTTTCTTAGCATTTTCTACATCTTTGGATGAGATTACATCCCCTTCAACATCCAAGAAATAACCAAGAGTGTCGTGGTACTCTGTAACCCGCATTTCTACGGTTACTATTTCACACATGGCTAAACATGTAGGGCAAGGGTGGTAATCTGAACAATTATCCGCGTCAATATCACAATGTGATCTGAGCAGTAGTACATTTTCGGTTTTCAGAAACCCGTCTAAGTGTTTGGGTATTTTAATCATGCTATTCCAAGTGATCTCAAGATCATCGCCTTGTATTTGGTGTATAGCTTTATGGTATTACCCTAACAATGGTTTGTCAACCCCTAGAATGTGGCTTCCCGTAAGTGATTGACTTCATACATAAACTTGGCTTGTGTTGGGTTGTCGGCTTTCACAATAGAGGACACTTCTGGCAAATCATCAATACCAATTCTATCCAGTTTCAGGACGTCCCCTTGGCCTTGCAACACGGCGCGGTAAACTGGAATATCTCCCGTTGTATCTACTCCGATAATACGCAGTTGTGATCCGCGCGGCAGTATCAATTCTAACTCGGCGTGAAGTTGGGATGCTGGGAATGCTGGTAGGACTTTCTGTCCCGTGCCAATTTGTATCTGTAACAAAGCCCCTCCAGCCGTGAAGTCAGATGCAACCTCGGCTGATAAGGACGTGGACATGAAGGCATCGTCTTGGAAGATTTTACCAACTTTAAATTTCTCCGCCACATTCGCGGTCACGCCCCGATAGGCGTAGGTCACGTTTGGCGCAGTTGATGCCCCCCGTTCCAGCATTTCCTCTATGGTCTTTGCTGTGGCTAATCCATCGGGTTTCAGAACAGCATTGGTTCTCATAGCATCATTGATCTGATTGAATGAAAAGCCCGTGTAGTTTTGTAAGTTGCCAAGGTCAGGGTGGAAATCGTCGCCTGATCGTAATGCTGTTTCGAACAGTTTATCCAGATCGGGTTCATTAAATACCTTACGCGCCTGTCTTTCATATCGCGGCTGCATCACCCGAACAGCCGCAGCCGTTTGGTCGAGCGTCGGGAAGTCAGACCATGCTACTGGATCATAACTGGCGTCTTTGGATATGAGTGTCACAACCGTTCTGCAAAGGAAGTGGAAGGGTGGTGTATCGAACCCGCGCGCTTGCAATTCTTCATCACTCAGTTCCATCAACTTTTCGATCTCATGGGACAGTTGCGGTGGGAATGGTGCTTCTCGTTTCTGTGTATCTGGATCAGTGATTGCCAACACTTTGCCGCTTCGGTTGAATGCGGTTTCTACATCGAATATTTTACCGTCAAGGTTCTTGCAGATTTCCGTTGTATTGGTGTCGTGAACCGCGTCCAGTCGATACTGGGATATGCCCCTGACACGGGCTTCATAATACATGCCATGCGCTGCCACACGGGTGCCTGTCACATTAGCTGAAACATTCACCACCCGACGTATCTCGCCCCGTAGGAATTTGTTTATGTCGGTTGCCAGTTTTGCAGGATCAATGCCCTCGGCCTTCTGGAAGGTGCTGGACGCCACTATGCGCCGTTCCAATGTCCTGCGCGTATTCTTCTCCAAGCCCTTCAGTACCCCGTTTAAAATCACTGTCACGGCTGATTTGTCCACTTCGGCGGGGAATGGTGCACCAGATGCGAAGATTGTGTTCTTTGGTTTGTCGATTGCACCCGCGCCAGTCAGGGCTGTTGCCCGTGTAAAAGCTAACACCCGTGATCTCGATAAAGAGATTGCGTCTTTGAATATCAGTTCACGGGTGAGTTGTTGGGCTTCCTGAAAATCCCCATCAGACAAGGCTTTAGAGATTGCATCCGTTTGAGACTTCATTGCCTTGCTCATAACGGTCTGCATTTCAGACGAAAGTTGGTCAGCCAGTGCCGTTAGCGTTTGACTGATATCTTTGGCTTTCAGGGGGGTATTCATAGGGATTACCCTTGGATTGCCCTGATACCTGCAATAAAGCGGCGGGTATCACATAGAGTTACACCATCTTCTTTTAACAGCTTATTCATGTTGGTTGTTGACAGGATCGCTTTGTAGATTTTTCCATCCCGTGAAACATACTGTGTAGGGCGAATGATCCGCGCGTCTTTCATGGAGGCGACAAGTTCACTTTGATCTGCACAGATTGCCATTTGTTGCGTGCCGTGGTTCCCCGCTGGAACCTTCTCTTGGTTTACATAAATCATAGGGAATAATCCTTCATTTCAGTACGCCGCTTGGCGTCGTTAAAGGCAGCTTTCGCATAGCCAGCAGATACCTCATTGGAAGCCGCTTCGACTAGGAACGGTGACGTATACATCAAGCGGGAAAGAATTTGCTCTACCCCGTCCTGATCGTCTGGAACCATTTCATCAAACTCTTTTTCAAGGGTCAGTAATTGTGTCAGACATGCCTCGGATGGGTTGTCTTCATAATCGCGTATGCATCTTTGCATTTTGGACGCCAGAACTTTAATGGCTTTTTGGGTTGCCCCTGCCGCGCCTTGCTCACCTTCATTGATCGGGGGTCGTGGGGTTATGCCTTGCCCCGTGCCTTCACCTGCTGGTGCTTCAGCTTGTGGTGTGATCAAGGTTTCTTTGAATTCCTCTGCCACTTTGATGTCAAGACTTGCAATCGTTGCCAGTTGGTCAACCCACTCTGACAAAGAAATACCTTCAGTTCTTTGCAACATTGAAAGTGCACGCAATTGTAGGTTCACGTCGTTCACTGTAAGCGGATTAGATACGAATTTGAAAATACCTTTGGGATCAATTTCTCGCATGAAACTCATGTTGTAGCGTTCGTCTTCCTCAGTCCGTTCGGGTGCGAATACCTGTGCCTCGGCAACCACGTAGGATGCGTGTGCTGTGGCGAAGTTATAACTATCAGATGCGCCCAAGAATATCGAAGGCATACGGAAAGAACGGCGTATCCGCAATTCATTACGCTCATCATATTTTTCGAAGGTACTGTCAGCGTCATTGGCCCCGAACTTTTCGACTTTCACTGTCGCGGCTTTCTCGCTGTCGAGATTACCAGACGCAGGAACTTCAACAGCCACCCCACGTTGCTTCTTAGAAGATTGCCCACCCAGATATGAGTTCAGTGTCTTGGCTACTTCCTCAGATACAATACCGCCTGAGATAAATACGATAACGGGTGGTACACCCCCACTGTGGAAGAATGCCAGATTGTGTTCTTCCGCCATACGTGATCCCAGAACCGACGGTAGCTGCGTGATCCAACGTGGCATACCATAAGGTGAGCGCACGTCTTCAATGTCTTTGTCGTGTACTATGGAATGTGCCCGACGCGCGGCTGGTAACTTCTCACCCTCTTTGGCCCATTCACCAGTTACGCGGTCAAGATCACGACTTGCACCATACTCTTTGTAGTAAATCAGCTTAGTGCCAATCTTCTGCACAAAACGGCGTTCTGCCCTCATAGTTTTTAGTTCAACTTCTTTACCACCCCGCATTACTTTCACAGTGACAGGTACGGCTGCATCCAGTTTCACCAGACGCATTGATTTGGACGGGGCACGACGCAAGAACGCCAAATCACCCGTCATAGTATGTTCAAAGACTTTGTAACTGTTGCCCGTGTGGTGTAGATCGCGGCGTAATTCTTTACGGGTTTTCATAAAGGACTTGCGCGGAAATACCTCGGCCAAAAATTCTTCGATGTTTTCTTGTATAATTTTTTCTTCATCAGACAGATCAATGTTGTTGCTGTCTTTGGGTAAGATTTTATACCCTGTCCCTGAGATATTTGTGATCATGGCTGCAATACAGGGTTCAAGTGTGTTGTTCTCAGACACCAAGCGTTCCAGCCGTTCAGGGGCTATTGGGGGTGCCAGCAAAGATGGCCCCGCGCTTATCCGAATGTAGTCATGGAAAAATTGGTCTTCCTGATCCAACAGTGTGGCGGATATATCCCCCCCAGTTGCGAGTTCTTTCCTGAACTTAGCGGCCTGTTTTGGGTCAAGATGGCTTTCGGCTTCTTTGGCCAATTCTTCACGGGTAAGCCCCGTCAATGCTGTCATGGCTAGGACACCATAATTGTGTCGGCCCCCATCTTCGGCTTTGAATACGTTTTGATTATCGCCTGTCAAGACGCGGCCTTTCGGGGGTTCTGTTTTCTTTGCCATTAGTTCATACTCACCTTTTCAAGTCCCGCCAAATTCAAACCTAATTCACCGTCCACAGTAAATTGTAGTTCTGGCTCCCAGTCAAATTTTTCCTTAAACGGTAAATTCTCCATTGTTTCTACAGCAAATCCCAAGGCTTTCATAGGGTCATTTTCATCCACGTACCATAACCCCTGATCGTGTATCTGTGCAAAAGGTACTAACAGATCAGGTTGTTGTTCTTCGATTAGTCCCATACTCCACCACATCATGTCAACCAGTGTCCCTTGTATTGGTGAATTGATCGCCTGACGCTCGGAGGTTGAACGGGTCTTTTTGATGGGTGAGTATATGTTGTGTAAGCGTCTGGTTCTGCCAAGTGGTGATCTCACCATTCCAGTTTGTTGCGCTTCCATTATCTGCCGTGAGTGCCACGCTTTCAGGCCAGGATATAGATCAAAGAATGCGTCACGCATGGCCTCGGCTTCTTCGATTTCCACCTTCACCCCGTATACGGCGTCGGCATACATCATAAAGCCATATGCCCCCATGCCATACAGCAACCCAAAATTACCAGCCTTGCCCCGTTGTCGAAGTTGCTCGTAAGCGGGTCGATCCATTTTCTTTAGGTTCATGGCTTCTTCATATGTCATGGCGTTTGTTGTCGCGGCTGTCAGCGCGTGCAGATCAACCCCGTTCTTGTACGCCGTGATCATCTGTTGTTCTTGGCCCCAACATGCAGCGACTTTCAATTCGCCTTGGGAATAGTCAACCGCGCATATCAGTTTGCCCTTTGGTGCTATGATGCATTCGCGTAATCGCTTGCCCCAGTATGAGTGCTTGGGCACTGTGTTGTGGACATACAACCCATTAGCCGTGAAGTCGTGCGTGTCTGGTACTGTGAAGTCATAGACATATTCCCCTACATTGGTGGGCAGAACTGTATCCACTTGCAACCCAGACCGCTTGCGATACTTGTAATCATCGGTCACGCGGTCTTCGGGCCAATCATCAGGAAGGCACCCCGCCCATGTAGCTGCACGTATCGCAGCCACCCCACTCCACGTAATTGTGCTGGTGAACTCAAGATCACGCAGATGAGGGGCATCAATTCCTTTGAGCAGACTTTCTTGTTGAACCACTCGTGCCAGTTCGAATGGCAGTTCTATCCTCAGTCCGACTTTGCCGCCCTTCATACGTGGGTAAGTTGCCATTGCCCCTACCATTCCACAGAGTACCCAGCCCATTGCTTTGGTTGCCCGTAGATGTCTTGGGATTTCTGGGGTCTTGCCATGCTCGAAAGCGGCTCTGAATTCTTCGGCCCCGTCTGACCAATAACCCCGTTCGCAATACAGCGTGAAGATCGCCACCCCGTCCACAGTATCCACCGTATATTTCTCTTGAAGTGTCGCAGCCCACACTCGGACTGGCCCCGCTACCCGTTCTGGAACCTCAATGTGCAAACGTGCCAATGTATGTGAAACCCGCCCAGACGCTAAACAGACGCCCATAGCACGGCACATTTCCTTGGATACCCAGTCGGGTGCGTCCAGTAGGTCAATTCCATGATGTTGTATCAGGTGATCAGATGCGAGTAGGTTCTTGGCCTTGCACCAGCCCCTCTGGGTCTTCACTGGATGTTCTGGTGTACACTTTAGTTTCAGACCGTTCTTCAGTGTCAGTTCAACTATGTCACGCCGCCACGACTTGAACACGTTAGTGGTTTGTTGCCACCCTTCTAAGCCCCAGACTATTATTTCAGCTTTATGAATAGGAATGCGGCTGTCACCCACGATAGGGTCAATAATGCTTGCAGCCGTTTTAAGCCCCTCTGAGGTGATTATCTCGGTTTCCCCCGTAACACATTGGAAAGCGGGGTTAGTCGCCGTACCGCGCCCTGTAACGGTGCCACCACCCCCTTCTCCGCCTTTCGTTCCTTCCCCAACCTTGTGAATGATGTATGATGCGTGCCAGCGATCATCATAGCGCAGGTGTTTCAGGAAGCCCTCGTAATATGTGCCATACATCTTGGCTACAGATTTGTAATCCAGATATTGTTCGATCAATGGTCCAGCTATAGGGTGGTCTTTAAACTGTTCTAAGTGGAATTGTGATGTGGAAGGCTTTTGTGTTTTCTCAGTTACCTCAATAGGCTTGATACCACACCCCAATTGATTAGTCGGGCTGAACAAGAACTCGGCAATCATATTTGGCTTGGATAGCGGGGCGCGTCCATGTTCGTCTATGCCCCCATATTTGTCCATGAGTTTGGTTGGCATCATATCCGCAGCTTTGCGCATACTTTCGGTTTGCCTTCCTTCCAGATCGGCCCCGTATTCGTGGAACTTTTCACGATCTACGCAGACGCCATGATGCTCCATTTTGTGCAGGGCAATCAAAGCAGGGTGAACCACATTCATGTAGAGCGACGTTAGGGACTGTTTAGACGGGCCTCCATTCTGTGTTGGGTTGTCCTTGATCAACTCCCCCCGAATGGCCTTGTATACCTTTAGCCCCGCGTCTGTGTCACCACCTGCATAGGGCAGCAAATCGGGCTTCGGGACTTCATTCATTTTGGCTTTGTTGTAGGTACGGTTAAAGTGATCATCGTACCCCCCAAGTAATGGTGCATAAATCTTAGTGTGGACATTAAGCGTGTTAGCCCGATTTTCTTCAAGTAATGATCCGCCATTGCAGCTATCGAAGGTGAAGTTCGTGAATACCACTTGCCACTTTACCCTCATCCAGCCCATGTCAAATTTGAAGTTAGCCCCAACAACCTTGACGCGCGGGTCTTTGGCAAGCTTCCGCATGTCGATTATGAATTTCTTCATCTGCCATTCAGTTAAATCTGGCATGTAGATCACGTCGGATACCCCATCCGCTGCCGTGAATGATGCGCTCAGAATATTCTTATCCTTGAACCATGGGAATAGCCCTTCGGTTTCCAGATCACAGCACAGATCAACGGGTTTACCCGTCTGTTTGAATTTAGCGTTAATATAGGCGTTCACCCCATCAAGATTGGTGACATAGGCGTAATCACCAAGTTCTGGTTCCATATTGCCAGTCTGCTCAAAGCGTTGGTACTGGCGAATGTCGCACATAAAATCTACGAAGTTGGTGAAGTCCATGTGTTTGATCTGTGGGGCATATGTCACCCCAAGATGTATAGGGTGCACCCATCCGTCAGGGTGTGCGGAAAACAACTTCCCACGGTTCGAGACAATGCCACCTTTGTTCGGTATCCACCCCGCCGCTTGGATCATATCCACGGCTGGCTTGCCACATGCAATCAAGAGCGTTTCTTCTGAGGGTTGTAGATACTGTGGATTTAGTTGGACTGTTGCGTTAGGAATACTTACGTCGGCAAGAGCCGACTTCACCAAGTCTGGATCGCATTTCTGTACTATTAATCTCATTTAGTGCCTTCTGTTAATTTTACCAGCGCGGGGAAAGGTGACGTTAGAAAGGGCCTTAAGGCCCCGTAAAACGCCCCGAACACCATGCGGAATTCTTCGGGGTTTTCTTGATAGGTGCCAGCACATTCAGCGTGGCAGGTGATGCGGTCTACATATTTGGTAGTGCCCCCCAGACGTGACAGGCACATAGCCACGTCGCCTTCTGGCTTCATATTGTCTTCTGTGGTGAACCGTAGTGAGATTGTTTTGTCTCTGATCCGTGCCGCGCCTCGGAAGTTAGGGCCAAGGAATACCGCGCGGTAAACTGAATTGTTGGAAGTTCCGTCAATTAACTGGTACATCTTTGAAGCGTTACAAAGAGAAACTGTGTTCGGGAAATACTCCGCAGCCACTTGTTCAATCCATTGTTCTTCATCCAGATTTGTACCATTTGAAAGCATTGTCTTTTTGGTTTGGTACACGGAAGGTGCAGTTGTGTACCCCGACTGGAAAATGTTTCTGACAGATGCAGCCGCAGCCACAATTTTCGACGTGTTCTTCTGCAAGTCGGCAACCCCAATTTTCAGGGTTGTGCTTCCATGCTCATGTAGAATTTTAGTCTCATTGAACCCTATGTGGACAGTGGTATCAATTGGGATGCCAGCTTCTTTGCAAAAGATACGGGCATTTTTCTTAATATAGTCTTGGGCACTATCGCCAAGATGTGAGGGGGCGTTTTTAAAGATGATAGCCATTTGAATTAATCTCCAAAATTAGTGGTGTATACCTACATACGCCCCTACGAATAATTTGTCAACTAATAACGGTAGCTGATTTCAACTTTCTCAGCGTCATAGTATTTGACCAGAAAATCGACTTGCTGCGAACTCTCGACAGCTTTGTGACAATATATCTTTTTGACGTAGTTCACAACGTCCTTGGGGGCCAGCCCCATATGCGCCAATACAGCGGCTATCACCAGCCCCGTCCGCCCATGTCCACCAATGCACCCGACATGAACTGTCAGGCCCGTGTCCAGTGCGTCTGCAATCTCTTGCACAAGCGAATGGAACTTACTCGGATTAGTCGGAACGCTCATGTTAGTTATCGGATAATACGAGCAGCGGACAGGTTTGCTATCCTCTTTATAATGCGGGTGCTGTTGCATCCCGTCCAATGCTATGAACCAGTCCACATCTTTATGTCTGTCATGGTCGCGGCAGTTGCCCCCGATAAGAAAGCCTTTTGAGACGGGCAAGGGTTCATGCGTGTTATGGCAGCGTGGTCTAGCCGTGTATACTGTTTTTGCTTTAGATTTAGAGTTGTTCCCCCACAGATCACTGGTTGGATCACCCGTCGGGTCGAAATTGTCTAGGTCTATTTTGTTAGTCATTTTAGGCTTCCTTCAAATGTGTAAATCGTATTGGCCCTATCGCAGTGGTATTGCGCTCAAGGCGTGTGGCTGTTGATTTCTTCGGTTTCTTTTCCACGACTTCGGTAGGGTTAAGGTGCGCTTCTGCAATTGTTTTAAACAGCATGAATTGCTCATATACCTCATAAGACGTGTAGGCCTTAGTCGCCGCGATTTGCTCAGACATATCGAATACAGACGATTTCGCTTGTGCATTCAAAACTTCTTCAAGGTTATCGTCATGTATTTTGAAATAGAAACCTTTGTTAAATATTGGCCCCGTGTTGTGAACCAGTGTCCAACACCTATCACATGCCAGCATGGCAGACATATTCCCGTCTAAATATTCCCTGAATTGATCAGCTATAATGCCCCATGCCTCACCCCCGAATGATCCTAGCCAGCCACCCTCATGATAGTGCTTGCATACCGCGTCAAACAGCGGCCCGATTGCCAGTATACCATTTTTAGATATGCTTTTCATGTAATCTGATCCAGTCCCCACTTTGTAAATAGCGACTGCATGTGGATTGCCCTGCCAGTTATCCCCGAAAGCGGTTTCAATCATGTGATGCTTTGCATGGCGCAATTCTTTGATGCAAATTCTCCACAGGTAGAAAAGTAATGAACGTGCAACCGTCCCACAGGACTTGTTCCAAGCCGAGCATAATTTGTTGTAATCATCTTGAGACATATCTGGCTGTTGCAGAACCAGTTTGTCTGCCAACTCGACACCACCATAATGAATATATGCACCAACAGTCGGGCGCAGCATTTTTAACCCCTCTTGGTGATAATTATCAGCTTTGATAAGTTCCCCAATTGATACGTGTCGCTGTGGTTTAGCAACTCGCAAAGGGTGTTTTGTGAAATAGGTGTAGTCCATATTGATCTCCAAAGTGGGTGGTGTTGGGCTAGCCTATTCCCCCATTAATGGTTTGTCAACCCTATGTTTTAAAACCAGTTAGCAAAGACCATAGACGGGCGCGTCTTGTCAGGATGGGTAGTGGTTCATCAAAGTGTATACGCCCCATTGCTTCCCAATCCACTGTAGGTGCACGTTCAATTGTAGACACATGCGTGAAAGGTGCGGATGCTTCAAACAATCCCGCCAAATCCAGAACTTGATTATATTGGTCTTGGGTTTCTACAGCGTGGGCTTTGTAGTTGGCCCTCACATACGCCACAGCCGCCTCACCTGTGAATTGTGGGTGTTGTGCCACAAGAAGGGCTAACAGCGTCCCAGTGCGGCCTGTGCCGCCCATGCAACCGACATACAGCTTTCTTTTCCCGTCTTCCAGATCGCGCAATATGTCAGGAAGATTATACTCTATTGCATCAGTGTCGAATGTTTGGAAGTCGTTACACCCAAGGTCATAGGCAGGGACATAATCAATAGGGATTTCTATTGCGCATTTCACCAAGCCATAATCGACTGGCTTTTCGCGTGTCGGGCCAGCGTGGACATAAGCCACTTTGCCAGATGCTAAAGGGATTGCTAAACATTTTAGGGTGGGCTGTTGATAATGGTTCATCGGTTTACTTTCTTCACTAGGGTATCGCACAAAGGTGCTTCTCGATTAAAGGCGCGGGGGCAGGGTCGGGTTGCTGTTCCGTACTTGCCATTCATATCTCGTTTCACAGTTTGCAGCATTAGTCCCTTACAGATTTTGCATTCCTGAACGGGTCTTTCATCTACGACAATCGGGCCAATCATGGAGAATGACAGAACTGTGTCTGCTGGCATGTGCAGCACGTATGATCCGAAGACTTTATTGCCCATAGAATGAAACGTATTTGTTGCCGCTGCCGCAATACCTCGAACACGGTTTTCAGTGTCATTACTAAACCCACAGTGACGGGCTTGGGATATTGCAATGGGGGATACTTTTATCTCATGTAATTTCAGCATCGTCTTGCCACCAGATGTTGACTGATTTTGGTGCAGCTATAACAACTTTGATCCGCTTGCCCTGTGAAGATCGCCTGTCCACCCCGACAAACACTTCGGGCCATATCTCGAAAGTACGATCCCATGACAACCCGAAGCGATCCCCATTGTCCAGTTCCACTAAGCAAAATCCAGGCCGCTGAATGGAAAGAACAGTCAGATTGTGATCCCCTACGAAGATCGTTTGCTTTTCCAAGACTGAACATATTTTCGACATTTCGGCACATTCTCAGGTTACATCCAGTAGGTCAAGTAAATCTATTGATTTGGTAAACTTGGAGGGTGTGAGCGTTCCTGTTGCGCTACGGAATTCTGTTAGGGCATTTCCTTCGGTTCCGAAGACGATATGCCCCGCCAAACTATCTCTGAAGTATTTGATAAACCCTTGATGAATAACCCCCACTTTGTTGGAGATCAAATCCTCACCATGACCAGTAAAATCCACTTCAAATGCAGCATGGTTTTTGCTGTCGGCTTTCTTGTGTTTTTCAGCCGCGATTATTTTTTCTTCCGTATCTGCCATGTTGCCAAGGTCAAGCACATAGGTGCGGTGCGTTCCCGCGTCTGAGTTTTTAAGGAAGAACACGTTATCAGATATGTCGCCGCCATGCTTATCGAATTCAGCTTTTAAAATGTCGTACAGTTCGGTAACGTCTCCACCAACGGATATATCCATTTTGCCAACCCAGACGCCGCCAGTGCCCCCGTCAATCGTTATAGTCTCACCCCTAACCATTGTGTTACCACCGATCTTTACAAAGTCTACACCGTCGTTATGGGTGAACTCAAGATCATCAGCCCCGACAACTGCCGAAACTCCAATGCCCCTTGCGACAACCGCAGAGTGACATGTGAAGCCACCCGTCTTGGTCAGGATTGCACCCGCCGCAGCCATTTGTGGGAAGTCTTCGGGTTGGGTATCTTCCGCAACCAGAATACAGGTTTTGTCGATGTCGCCTAACGGGGTGTCTCTCCAAACGATCCGACCAGAAAATGCAGATGGTGAAGCGGCAAGCCCAACAACACAGGGTTCATCTTTGGAAGATACGAATGAGACTTTGGAACTTTCAACCATTCTGCGTGTCAGGCGTTTCTTCAAATAGTTCAAAGGGATTTTTTCCTCTTTGGCAAATTGGACAGCCGTGTCGATCCGTGCCTTGGCAGACATTTTAGCTGTCCGCGTTTGCAGCACATAAAGCGTTCCGCTCTCGACAGTGAACTCAATATCTTGGACGTCTTTGTAGCGGGTTTCCAGTTTCCCGCACAGGTCACGTAACTTCACATAAAGCGCGTGTTTCTCGCCGCCCTCATCCCACAGTTCATTGATATTCTGCGGTGTGATTTCGCCTGACACAATTTCTTCACCTTGGCAGTTGAACCCGATTTCACCAGTGATTTTATTTTCGCCAGTGGCAGGGTCGCGGGTGAACATTACGCCACTTCCAGAAAGCCCATCTGCGGTTCCCATTACCATGCGCTGGACTATACAGGCCGTTCCCATGTTATCGTCAATATCGTGCATCTTGCGGTAGGCTTTGGCGCGTGGTGTATTCCAGCTTTCGAATACTGCGGTGACGCATGAGGTCACTTGGTCAATTCTTTCAGATGGGATTGTCACGCCAGCCGCGTGTCCAAGTAAACGATCCAGCAATACATTTTTGAAAGTGCCAAATGTTTCTGAGCGTTTCTTGATTTCATCCATCAGGTATTTCACCCGCTCTTTGGATATGTCTTTTACAATGGTCAACCAGCCCGTTGCGAACCGTTCATAGTCAGGGTGGTTGCGTTCGGCTCCGACGTTCAAAACTGTGTCCATCATGCCTGGCATTGAGATTGGTGCACCCGATCTGACAGAGAATAAAGCGTCTGGATAATCGACTAGAAATTGCGCGATTTGGTTTTCTGCTAATGGGTGTAGGGTTCCCGTCTCACGGTAATGACGCCATACGTCTGTGGTCAGGATTAAAGCTTCTGGCACGTTCAAACCATTCCCTGCCATTTCCAATAATCCCGCGCCTTTACCCCCGAACTCGGCAGGGTCTACATCGTATAGCGGGACATGGGAGGCATCGGTTCTTGCGGCGTAGGTGGGCATATGTATTCTCCAAAGTTGGTGGTGTTGGTTCCTACATACGCCCCTGCATTTGGTTTGTCAACCGTTTATTATTCCATACAATCCAGTTTCTAGGTATTGATCCAGCGCGGTTCCTGCCATTTGGATTGCGTGCTGTTTGCTCAAGTCCCAGTCGTTATCGTCATGTTCAGCGTCTTCCTTCAATATGAAAGCTGCCATTAATGCTGGTGCATCTGGTGGGTAGTGTCCACGATCACATAACGACACGGTAGCGGCTGCGGCTGCGTACAAGAACTCGGTATGGCCTGTATAAAACCCCGTGCGGCGGAAGCGTAAATAGTGCTTCTGCATATCGTCAGCATATTGTCCGCGCCAATGTTCGGGTAGAAGTGACGAAACCTTCATTATAGACGCGACTACGGCTCTCTCGGTATCCTTGCGCACATAACGTGCCTCATTGTCAGCGGCCCCCTGTATGGCCTGATACATCACATATGCTGGAAACCCAAGTGACACGGCTTCCTTGATAGTTTTGGGCTTGGCCCGTTCCCGTGCTGCCCGTCCTGCATAGATGCGTTTCCACTGTTCTTCGTCGGTCAGATCACGCCACGATTTCCGCTTGCCTATTAATGGGTGGCGGGGCTGTCGTCTAGCGGCGGCTGGGCTTGGGTTTATTTTTATATCGCTGGGCATTTTCACTCCAATATTTTGCGCTATGGTTTATCATTAGATCATTTGGTCTTGGTTTCCCTGTCACCTTACGGGCATTTCCTTTCAGGTGATCCATGTATTCCCCTATGAACGAGTTAACGAATGGATGCCCCGCCCCCTTTCGTCTGGGCAGGTGTGAAGTTAAACTGTAGTGTAGCGGGTCAGTTGCCCTTTTTGGCACATTTTTTCTGGCTATGTCAAACAACCAGCTATCATGCCATTCTTTTTCTTTCTTAAATGTCCCATTGCGATAGAAATCTGTCCAGCCATTCAAGACGTCAATTCCGTGTTCATTACGCAAATTGAAGTAGATGTAGCCGCATTCTGAATACTTGTAACACCGCCCCAGATATTGCAGGTCAACATTCGGGTTAGCGAACTGTTTCTGTGCCGCTTTCAAGGGTACACGGGAATGAGTGAGGCTATCCGCGTCCAACCAAATCATTCCGTCGTATGGGCGTTCCAAGCCTTTATTGTAAACCGTGGCGAAGTGGTGCAGAACCAGCGGCTTGTGGCAGAACTTCACGGCGTCGAAGCGGTAATTGTACTGCCCGTTTACGATACCCTTGGCAGCTTCGTTCCCGCCAAACTTGCAGACAAAATCGTCACGATCCTTGACCACTTCTTTGTGGTAGTGAACTCGGTGAGATTTTATCTGTGGGATTGGTTCATCAGCAAATATATGCAGATCAATTTCGGAAGGCCACAGACGCTCGAAAGATGCTATCATACGGTGCGCGTATTGCTCATACCCAGCTTTGCTGAATGTGGTTACTACTGCCAGTTTTCTCATTATACGCCCTCTTTTGTCATTATGCTGGATTTCGTAGGATCGACGCCATGAGATACCCATGTTTCACGTTTTGATGCAAGTCCGTAGATCACGCCCGTTGCGGCGTCTGCCAAGTCTTTCGATCCGTCAGGCGGGTGATCCACTTTTGAATTCTGTGACACCCAGACCAATTCCCGTAATTCCTTTTGAAGCAATTCATTCTTCGGCCCTTTGACCATTCCGTCTAGGATCAGTCGTTTTGTCAGCATGTAGGGTTCAGGTGTTCTATCAAGTGACAACAACCCACTACGGAAATTCTTACGCCTCATTGTCTGGATGAAGTCGGCAGATTGAAACCCATCAAGACTAACCCATTTTATCGGGTATCCCATTTCACGCAGTACGAATATCAGCTTCTTGAGTTTGTGGATTGGTATCTGTGACCCACCCGTAGGCTTGATTGTCAACAGGGCGTCCATAGTGATCTCAGGAAGCGTGTCAATCATGCCGCCCCCACGGTCAACCGTTTTGAACCCCGAACAGTGCCCCATAGCGAATGCAGCGTAATCAACCGACAACGCTAAATCCAAGTGCACATAACGAGCCTCTTTCGGATTTACTATATCATGCGGTGGTATCACGGCTGGCTGTCCATGGAAGTTGCATGTGTCGGGGTTGAAGATATTCTTACGTTTCCCGAATGCCTCTGCGATCAATGCATAGTTGCTGATGAAGTTTGAAAAGCCATGCAATGCGATACCAGCAATGTCTTTGATTGCACCTGCAAGATCGCTTTCAAACGGCCCATAATATTCGGTTGGTACTTCCAGTATGAACGGCTGATCCTCTACATGTATTTTCTCACCTTCTGGGATGATGTAGGGGCGGCGTGTACCATCCCCAGTAAACACTTTAAACCGCTCTTTGCTAAAGCGGCCTTCTGGTTGGACTTCCCAAGGGCGTTTATCATAAATGTAGATGTTTGTTTTGCCAGTCCGCGCTATCTGTCTATCACGTTCTTCTTTTTTCTTGTCGGTAAACTGTCCCGCGTAGTTTGCTGACCCGACGAGACATAACATTCCCAAGATTTTGCCTTCTCTCAAGAACCGACTTTCACGGCGTCGGGCAATGGCTCGGTAATTCTCTAACATCTGATCCCAGTTGCCCCCGTCTTTGGTACGGCTTGAGCCTTGGATCACTTTCATGTGGTTAACTTCGTCGATCATTCCGCCCATCACGTTTTCACCGATAGCGGCTGTCTCTGTGCCTGGAAGTGGTTCAACCACAATGGCGGAATTGTGGAAGCGGATAGACGCCTTCAAATCTTTTTCGTGTGGTGCGTTTTCCCGAAACCAAGGTGAACCTTCCAGCGTGCGTCTGAGCCGCATGTAATCGACTGTGAAGGCCGTGCCCCCCGTGATTGACTGCATGATGAAACTGATCTCAGAGGATTTGTCCATTTCGAATTCAGCGTGTGGGTCGTTCAGGTTCAAAACGCTATACAAATTGAAAGCTGTCACAAGGATTGCAGCCGTGGTTTTGCCCGTCCCGATTGATCCCGTAAACACAGCTTCAGTGTACTTGCCAGAACAAGCCTCAATCACTTCTGCGCGTATCACAGGCCACGGGCTTGATATACCCCCAAGGTAATAGGGATCATCTAAGAACTGCTCACAGGTTACAGGCGGGAAACGATACTTCTTTTCTTCGGCTTCGGCGTGGCTGATCGTTTCTGTGATCTTGGCATAATACTCGTAACGGTGCACTAGATTTGGAATGCCACGTCCAATGTCCACGACGTCAGGCCTGTCAAATTCTAACAGTGCTTCTTCGAAGTCGGACAAGTCCTGCATTGCAGACGCAGTTGCATTGCTCATTACTTTTCAACTTGCTTTACGATTTCGTCACGCAGTTCCAGTGCCTTCGCTTTAACCCAGCCATCCCATGAGCGTCCAGATAATCCACCCGTCGGGCTTTTACTGGTTTCAAGTGATGCTGCGTCTTGATCAGCGAAATGTTCACCCGCGAATATCAGCATTCTGTTGTCGCCAGCAAGTGCATTAGTCAGTTGCTTTTGTCGAACAGCTATAACAGTTTCAGCGCGGCCCCGATTGTAGGCGGCTTTGAAGTCCGTGCGGTTCATGTAAGTGGACATGGTACTGGGACTAATGCCATAGTATTCTGCCATGACTGCATTACCAATTCTCAAACGCCCAAAGACTTCGATTTGCTCTATGTCAATATCAATGTTTGTGTTTTGGGCCAGAACAGGTTCGGCAATACGTACCTTCGCCTTCTTTTTCGGCTTTGGTTTTGGTTTATTTTTGATCGTTAGGGACATCATATTCTCTCAGGATCAGTTTCGTTTAGGTTTCCAGTATGGGGGCTAGTGAACTCAAGATCAATTCATTTTTTCGCCGCGCGTGCTTGGGATTTGCTCATCCATGCTTTTGAGTATTCACGATCTGCAAACAATTTGGAAAATCCAGTGATGTGCTTGAGCCTCAGAAGTTCTTCTTCACCCATACCCAATTCATTACAGACCTCGGCGTCTGACCATCCTTCTTCCAGCATTGAAAACACCATAGAAGCCATACCGTCTACAGAGTGTGAACCCCGTGCCCGATTATGCCTTACTGTACTTGCCATCCTGTTGTTGATATCTTTGTCAATTACCACGATGGGAAGCATACCATTGTTGCGCTCATAAATGTCTTCATTGGTCTTGCATACAAAGTACCTGTGGAACCCATCTACAATAACATACAGGTTCTTGGTTTCATCCCAGACCGTCACGACAGGCTGGGTGTACCCATCATGCAGGATTGAAGTATAAAGTAACTTCATTTCTACCTTGGCTACTGAGTTTGGGTTATAATCATTTGGGCAGACCATTTCAACGGGCACCCAACGTATCAAATCGACTGGCTGGGAGGCATTGGGGCTTATTTCGTGCAACCATGCCCGAACAGCTTCAACAGCCGTTAGACGGGCTTGAGGGTCTTCAATGGCTGCAATTTTGTCTAGGTCTATCGGATTAGTATCCATCAGTTAGCCTTCGCTTTCTCTGCTTTTTCTAGTTCATGTGGGGGTATCCATGTGCCATATTTGGCTTTGATGGGTCTGCCCGTTTTCCATTTGATGAATTCCCCTGCTTGGGGGGTGGTGCCAAAGTTGTCCAGCTTCACAAAATAATAATCGTTTGTCAGGATCGTGCTTATCTGTACAGCCGTGAGGCGGTTCTTATTCAGCATTCCATCATAGGCTTGATCATCACGGGCAAAACGCTTCCTATATATCTCAGTGTGTTCTGGATTTATCACCAGCATATCCAGTAGATGATCCCGATATTCTACCCATGTTTTGAACATCCAAGGTAGTTTTTTTGGTGCCTGAAACATATAGCTTTTCTCAAGGTTCAGGGCTGCGTGTACACCCCCAAGCCTCTCAGTCAATTTGTCCCATGTCTTCCCTTCAATCTCAGGAAGATAATAAAGACTGTGGATCGCTGTTGAATGGTGTAGGTTGGATACCCGCATTTGAAAGGGCGCAACGCCGTGCTGATACATGCTGTCGTATATGGTGCAATACTCACACCCAACTTCATGGATGTATTTCCAAACGTCTTTGTAAGACCAGTCATAAATTGGGTAGAACGAGTAATGAGGGTGCTTACCCTTGTTCAGTTTCTTTGCCCATGTGATGCCCTTGAATTTTGGTGAGGTAGTCAGTCCTTTGGATCGTGCGGGGCTTTCCTCTGCCCTCACACCCCCAATTAGACAGGCGCGTTCGTCGGGGTGATACACCCGTAGTACAGCGTCGAACATATCATAGAAGGCTTTGGTTCCGAAGATGTTCTCGTGGATACTATTAGGCTCTTTTTCCCTCATCCAAGTCTTGCCTTCTTCCCAGCACTGTAGCCAGTTGTCTTTCATGGATGCGGAATTGAATAGCTGGATAGGTACTTGCAGCCAATAAGGTTCTACGCGGGGATCGTTCATAACAGTTCTTACATAGTCGGCAGTCGCTTGCCACTCGGCTTCCTGATCTACCCAGATTACTTTAAGGGGCAATCTGTCAAGTTCTGTGGCTACAGTTAACGCCAGTTGCAAGCATGTTGTGCTGTCTTTACCACCAGAAAATGCTAGATAGATATTGTCGAATTCTGAATACAGAAATCTTATTCTGTCAAGTGCAGCCTCTTTTACGTTTTGTTTCAGGCGTATCTTCACGATCTTATCCTTAAAGTTTCAGAGCAATTCTACATTTTTCTGCCCGTGCTGCATTGAATTCTGTAGCGCGTACCCCATACCCGTTTGCAGCTATACGGCGAGCATGTTGCCCATGCCCTGCAAACGGCTCAAATACTTTAGTTGGCTTGTGGTGTGCAAGGGTTTTGTCAAGAAAGCCCCAGCCCTGTAAGTTTGCTGCCCCAGACAGGTTCATATCCGTGTTGAAACACATTGTCGCATAGGGCTGTCCACTAAGCTGGGTGCCAATAACTGTACCAGCAAGAACAAAGCCATTCTCTTGCCCGATAGCCTCTACTCGCTCATAACCTTTCATGCCATATTCCACAAAACAGGGTTTCCCCTTGGGGGCCAGTTGGAATAATTTGTTCAGGATACCGTCAATAGTATTGCCCACACGTTCAACAGCGGTTTGCTTGTATCGGATTGTCTCAAACATCTTTACCAAGCCTTGTTCCCATGGGGGGTCAGTAAATGTAAGATCACAGTCATTGGCCCACCCATCGGGTAAAGACATAATGTCTGCAACTTGGAGACTTACATTAGGCATGTATTGTCTCCACGACATAGGCTTCCGAGAATGGCACGCCCGTATGATTTGGGCGTAGCGGTGGATCGGTCAGGCCAAGTTGGTTGTAGATACGTGGGGTATATCCTGCCCGATAAAACATCAAGTGTGCTTTCCCGCCTGGATTTAGCATTCCTTGGATACGGTCAAGATGCTCATTCGGGATATAATTCGCCGCTGCGAAATAGGCAATGATCGTGTCAAACCCTTCATCGTAGTAATGCTCGAATTTACTGCACCGAAGTGACATAGCAAATTCTGGGTGTTTCGTCATAAACACTTGCAACATTGCCATGCTAGGATCAATGCCAACATAGTCTTCTGGCTTGACACGGCCCCACTCGACCGCCATGCCCGTGCCACATCCAATATCAAGGACACGGCCCACAGGGGGGTATAATTTGACCAGTTGGGAGTTCTCTGCCAGATCAGCTTTAGTCGCATACTTCGCGTCGTACCCCCCCGCCAGTTGATCATACTCAGAATTGTAATTCGGCTTGTTGCGGTTGATGATCGTGCTTATCTGTGCCCCGTGCCCCATTGTCCAGTAACGGTACCCATTCAGGTAAAGATAGGTGAGGGGCTTTCTATTTCCCCAAGGTTCCTTGACCCCATGATCTTCAATAAATTGTGCGACCTGTGTAAACATATTAGTGTCACCCCAGTCTGCTCGTGCTGACCAATGGTGAGGCCACTTCGGCATAGACTTTGCGTAAGTCCATTTATTGCTTTCCAGCATTTTAGCCATTTCAGAATAATGTGCGGGGGTTACAGGCGGGTTCTGGTGCGCCATTCCACTTGGAAAAGGCCTCATAATTCCACCAAAAAGTCTTTGCTACAATGTGGGCAGACAACTTCGTATTCTTTGGCATCAATGGTGCTATCAATTTTAGCGTCCATTTGCTTTTGCTTTTTTTCAAGACCTTCGGCTGTGACAGGGGAAGTGTCCATCATAGGGGCAAGTGTAGGTTTGAATAACTCCACATCAAAATCAGACATATCTAGGAAGCCCATGTCAAATTTCGCTGCATTCAGACGTTTGATCTGGTTGCTTAGAATATCAGTATCCCACGTTGATGTCTCGGACAGGCGGTTATCAGTAATCTGATATGCTTCCTTTTTCGCCTCTGACCAGCCAGTTGCCATAATGACAGGGGCTTTCTTGATACCCAACTGAACCGCCGCCAGATACCGAGCGTGCCCCGCAATAAGAACATAATTTTCATCCACTAAAACGGGGATTGTCCAGCCAAATTCTGTCATGGACGCTGCGATCTGATCAATTTGTTCGGGTGAGTGTGCACGGCTGTTTTGATCGGCTTCTTTCAGTATGCCTAAATCAACCAGTTCGACTTGGTTTGCTGGATCGTTTTTCATGTGATTATTCCTGTTATTTAGAGAATGATTTGCATATCCAGATAAGGGCTTGGGAGACGTTGCCAAGTTCTTCCTGCTCCATGATGCTTTTCAGAATGGCTTGAACCTCGTCACGGCGTTCAACGCCCATGTGAAATGTAAGGCTGGTATAGTTTGGATCGGTGGCTGCACCTGCATCCGCGTCTTTGTTTTTTGGAAGCATGGGCTTGACCATTTTCTTGACTGCATCGTCACCCATCGCCTGTTTAGTCATACGGGCAATCTCGCCACCATTGAAGCCCGTGAATTTCAAATCCAGCCCAGCCTTGGCTAAAATTTTGAATTCTGCATCCAGTTTCTTGACGTCCCATTCTGCCCAGTCAACCGATTTGTTGATAGCAATCCGTAGGGCCTTCTCTTGGGCGTCTGTGAGATCACCAACGTCAATTGCGGGTACTGTCACAAGCCCCATTTCTTTGGCGGCTTTGATACGCAGGTGCCCATCTACAATGCGATCACCTTTAACCAAGATCGGAACTTGAAATCCGAACTGCTCGATAAGGGCTACCATATCAGGCACGGCTGCGTCATTGTTGCGGGGATTGTTTTTGTACTCTTTGAGGGCAGCGACTTCCACGTTTGTGACTGTCATAGATTTATCTGTCATTGTTGGCTTCTCCTGTATGTGGGCACTATGCACCCCTACTTATGGTTGGTCAACCTTAATTCTTTTTGTCAAAATACTCTACTACGAATTTATTGACAGCGGCAGTTACCTGATCATGCAGATACGTCGTGAGTTCTAGTATTACTTCGCCTTTAAATGCGTCCTTATCCGTCTCGTAGTTTTGCATTACTTCGTATGAAATCGGAAAGGATACTATAGTCTCAGGATGCTTGTAATTTAGATTGTAATGTTGGTGCGCTATGTCTTTATCAAGTTCGATAATTGGCTTCGGGTCAAGATCATAGGGAAGCGGAATTGTCTTGGCTTGCAGCGTATGTTCTGTGAAGTTCATATCCTGTATTTTTTCTGCGAAGTTCTCAGCCGCATTTCCCATCTTATCACTGGCTTCTACCATATTCCCGAATACGTCTCCCAGTGTTGTCAGTTCTTTCTGGAATGCGACCATCCCCTTCTTCACCAGTTTGGATGGTTTGGGTTGAGGCCACATAGCTGGCTCATGGTCGCCGCCTTCAAAGTGCACATTACCTGATATTTGGATAGCCATTACCCATTCCGACTTGTGTAAGGTTTCTTGCGGTTACTGGGCGGTGCAAGCGGATGTCCATCGGGAACCATGATCGAAGCCCCTACCGCCCGTTGTGAGCGATATACGACACTCTCCAAGTTACCCCAAGCGGCGTGCAATTCCTGCCCGTTGTCAGTATCAAAATACAAGCCTTCTTCATACCCGCTGTCTTCGGAGTTGTAGACCCCAGAGAAATTCTTGCCGCTTGCAGTTGTGACAGTAATCGGTTGCCCGTCCGCCACTTCACTCAATACTTTCCAGATTTTATCGTCGTTCATTTCAATCCCCAGTTATGTCAAACTGTGAGGGGCCAAGCGGCCCCCCAAGTGTTTTGATTATGCGGCTTCGGTTGCTTCATTAAATTCAACCGCGATAGACACGTTAGGCCAGATTTCGTCGATCACTTCCAAGATGCGGACACATCCGTTTTCACCTTCATCGGCTTGGATTTGTGCGAACATAATTCCCAAACCTTCGGGGGTCAGATCAGGCTTCACTTGTGCCACCGTAGAATTGGTAGCGGGTGCACCTGTGTAAGAGGCCGCAATGATCTCAAGAGCCGCGCCAGAACTATCGGTATTGCCTTCGATTTTGGCTTTGTCGATTGCTTGATTGATCAGTTCTTTCTGATCGTCGTAGATGTTGAAAACCTTCTGAGTTGGTTTCGGTTTTTCTTCACCCGTTTCTGTTGTTTCAGGTGCAGCAAGACCGCCAGCCAATTTAAGTTTTTCTTCATTCACTTTGGCAATCAGGGTTACGTGCTTCATTGATGATGCAGCGTCCAACCATTCTTTGTAGTTGGCGGCATTAATGATTGGCAGAATGTGGCGTAATCCAGACCATGAAACGCCCTTCAATTCAATCGCGGGAATGTTCAGTTCTTGGATCACTTCCGCGTTTTTGATCAGGTACATTGCCTTGCGGTAATCCATACCAGTTTCGGCTTGTAGGAAGCCCCGCATGTTTTCATAACCCAAAGCCATGTAGTGTTCTGATTTCGAGATATGCCCCAACAGGACGCCTATGCGAATGTGTTGGAATTCCAAATCTTCTTCGACTGATTTCAAAGCGACTGTTGATTGTTCGGCGGTTAGTCCAGCCGCGTCTGATACAATTTGTTCAAATGCGCCTTCGACAAATGAACCGACAAACGGCGTCATTAAACCAGTGCCAGTTTCAATCGCGCTGTCTGCAATAGCGACGTCAATATGTTCGTCAGTTTCGTCTACGATTTCGGCTTCCTGAATAACGGGTTTTGCTTTTGCTTTAGCTTTGGCCTTGGCGGGTTCGGGTTCGCTCTCGCCAGATGGGGGGTCAAATACTTCTGTTTCTGCAACAGGGGCGGCGGCGTTTTCGTCTTCCCATTCTGCAAAGGTCTGGGGTGATCCCGTATTTGTGGAATAAAAAGCGACGAATGCTTCCCGCATTTCAGGGGATTGCCCAAGTGCTTCAATAAATACATCGCGTTTGGCAGGTGCACGGAACGTAGACCAATCATCTATCTCTATGATTTTATCAACCGTCCCAAGGAATTCGGATAAGGCTTTGACCGTCAAATCTTTGACAGCGTCAGTATAAATGGCAGTTTTCATTGTGTTCTCCAAAAGAGTTAAAATTGATGGTGCGCTATGTATACGCCCCTGATTTTAGTTTGTCAACACCTTTGTGAACTTGAGATCACTAGATGCATTTCTTAAACCCATATAACCAGAAGCACAGAAGTGCTGCCTCTGCTATCCCAGTATTTTTCTTGAGTTTAAAAACATGCGCCATACTAGGCATCAAGTCAATTGCTTTTTCCCTAGTTTGATCTTTGTCGGAAGTCACTCCCATCTGTTTCTTCCATGATGAAGGCCATGCTGGATGAACCCGCTCAAAGTTAATCTCACATAGGGCCAGAAGCCCCCCTGACGTCTGGTGTGTCGTTCCAACGCCCCCTTGCATGGTTGCACCTGCTTTGCCGAACTGAGGCTTTACAATGGCTTTTTCGACTGCAATCGTTTTGCATCCTGACTTGGCGAATGTTTGCAGGATAGTGTGGACTGCCCGATTATCTAACCGACGCCCTTTGTCCATTTTGATGCTCGGCATGGATCGGCAATCAAGCACTTTCTTTTCTGGGAACTGTATGCAGACCAAGCCCCCTGATAAATCTGCATCTATGCCAGCCAATATCATTTAAAACAGACCTTACATGCAGCACAATTTTTGGCTTTGGTTTCTAGAGCGTTTTTGCAGATGCGTGCTGGCATGGGTGCTTGTGGGCCTATCTTGTCAAAACCATTCCGCCACATGCGGTAGGATTTCGCCTTCGCCAGTGCGTTCTCCAGCATGGTATCATCCCTTTTGACAAAGTATTCTTTCATCGGAGATTTCTTCCAATCGGATAGCTTCCATTTGCTGATCAACGGGTCGGCTGCGTGTCCTTCTTTGCACAGGTAGATCACCCGCCCATCAACACTGTTTACTTTATGGGGGGGCAGGTCTTTGGTCTTTGACGCCAGATATAGATACATCTTGGTTCGCCATTCGTGATCAAAGGTAGATTTGGATCGGGGTTTGAATGTGAGATTGCCTTCCGTCTTGGCTTCGATGGGTGTCACTTTGCCATTGCCCAACAAGTCCGCCATGATGTCCACTGACCCAATGATCCCAAGTTCATCGTCTCGTAGCAAAACTTCGCAATATCTTATTACCCGTTTATGTGCGCCACAGGACACGCAGGATTGTGGTTTGTAGGTATGCTTGGTGAAGTGATCACAGGCCCTACAATGCCAGTTTCCCCAAAGCATTTTTTCTGGCATACGACGCATTAGAATATCTGCCCCAGCATAACCAAAGTCATATGTAATCCGCGTAGCCGTGGCTAGGAAGTCTGTCTCCCGCTTGATGTTATATTTGGTCAGCAATGCGGGTTCCCTTGGGCACCAGTTACGAGCGGGGTCGAGATCGCTTGCATGAACCTGATCGTGAGGCCGCGCATTTCGTGGTTCCGCTGTGTTCTTGTGGATGTGGTATTTCAGATAGTTCTGCGCGAAGTCAGTGTACTTCATTAATTCTTGCGGCGGTGTTTCTTCCATCGCATTCAGTAACGCAGGATTTTTAGTCTTGAACTTGATCATCGGTTAGTCTTTCAAAATCTTCTAGGGCCATGACTGCATATTGGCGTCCGTCGCCCAGTTCCACTATTAGCACGGGTCGTTTCCCGTTTGTCAAACAATCGTTCCGCAGCTTGCCAAGTATTTCAGATGTGACGCTGAATGAGGCATGAATGGTTTTCTTCATTTCTACCATCCATTTGCCACGACGCAGATCACCTTTCCTTGACGATGAGCCTGAACCCGCTACGCTCTCATATCCGCCCCGTCCTTTGATACCAGCCTCGGCTTTGTCGCCAGCTTTGCGCGGGTTGAACTTCTTAGGATTGGGCCTATTTAGCTTCAACGGGTTCACCATCTTTGTAGAGCAACAGTAAATCCTCGACCAGCATTTCCAGTGTCTTGTCATAGTCATTCAAAGCGGCTGTAATCGCGGCCTTCTTTGTCGGGAATATTTCCCCGTACAGTGCCCACTCTTTGCCAGCTTTTTCCAGATACCCCAACTCATCTAGGATGTTTGTCAGGTGAAGGGCATTATTCACTTCCAAGGGTTTGTGATCCCCATAGGGGTATAGTATTGTTTGCCATTCAGCCGTTTGCCTAATGCACGGGAATTTTTTCTTTGTGATTTTCATTGAGTTTTCAGAGTAGATCGCCACGGCTGCGAGTTTCTCTTTCAGGATATCTTTCTTTACCAATCTCAATTTCAGAAATGCTTGGTAGTTTTGAAGGCTTGGGCCTGGAAGTATCTCTGGATTTCCATAACCCCCAATACGGTTCCGCACCTGATTGACATAGATTACGGTTAGCTGTTCACCGTTCTTGGAATGCTCTGCCATCCCCGCCCCGATTTTCTTGCACATGGTTGTAAGGGGTTTGGCTGCACCAGCTATGACGACTTCATGGCTTTGCTTTTCAACTTGGGCGATTGAGGCCAACGCCGCTAAACTATCCACTACGAGAAGTCCCGCGTCTTTACTGAATGCAACTTCGTCAGCTATGTCTGCCGCTTCCTCTGCTGTAGTCGGTTTGAACAGGAATATCTCATCACAGTTTATTCCATGCAAAGTTGCCCATTGCTCATCCCAAGCATTCTCTCCGTCGATAAAAGCAATCTTCTTTTTTGGAAAACGTCGCTGATACTGCGCCATAGTCCGCAAGGTTAGTGAGGTTTTGCCGCTTCCCTCTGGCCCATAGAATATCGAAACAGCATTCATAGGAATACCGCCTCCCAATGCCAGATCAAGTGTTATGATCCCCGTTGGAAGGCGGTCAAATTGCGCGAAACGGGCACCTTTACCACCAAGGGTTTCCCCATGTGTTTTGTGTAGGGCCTTGATGCCCGTGTTCAATAGTTGCAATTACTGTTCCAATGCTTCGCCAGTTGCAGGATCGGTTGCGGCAGATTGTTCTGCAACCAAGTCATTGATCTTGTTTTCGACCCAATCCTTGTTTTCCTGATACGTTGCATCAGGGTCTTCGGTGGGGCTTGACCGTTCCACATGAAACTCGACCATAGTGAAACTTGCAACAGGCATTTTAAATGACATGCCGATTGTAATGATTTCATAGTCAGGCACTTTCATAATCACGTCTGAACTGGTGTGTTCATGTGACATGGTTTTAGGTGGCACGGTTTCATCTTGACTTGTCTCAGTCACATGCACCGTAGTGTTTTCTTCTGCCACGATTTCGGCAGCAGCGGTAGCGTGCCCAGATTGCTCTAGGGCAGCTTTGTTTAAAATTTTAATCGCCATTTTAGTTTTCCCAAGTGTTGTGAATAGTTTCAATTATTGTAGCCAATTCTTGACGAGCCACTTCGCCTTCTTCACCCATTTTCTTTATGGTATGAGTATTCAGTTTCAGAAACGCTACGAGTTTCTTGATCAGTGAGATTTGATGCGGGGTGTAATACCGCTTTGGAACTGTCACGAATGCCATAGGGATATAATCCCGTTTCTGGTAGTATTTCATCCGCTCGGTGGTAATACCAAGTTTATCGCAAACGTCACCAATGGGTACTCCAACATAAGATTTGCCATTGTGTTCCATCATAAAGGGTTCGCGTTTTTTGGCAGCGCGTTTCTTTTCACGGTTCATTTGTGCCCGTGCTTTGATTTGTTCACGATAAACTGGGTCGGTTGCGTAACGGTTTTTCCGTTTGGCAAGTAGCTTCTTTTTGTTCTTTTCCCAGTATTCTTTTGTATGGCCCATAGGGGTATCCTGTGTTTGAAAACTTAATATAACACCCTGTAATTGGTTTGTCAACTGAATGGGCCTTTCCAGATTGCACCATTCTTCATCATGATCTGCCAGCGTTTCTTTGCGATATGCGCCAATGTCGGACAAAGATTATCCCAGACGTCCAAGACAATCGGTATCTGTTTTCCAACCAGCTTTCGAAGTATTCGGCCCACGGGTTGCCTTACATCCAGCCTTGGGAATGCCAAGACACAGGTGTCGAGTGCTGGTATGTTTACGCCCATTGCACAGTATTTGTAGGTAGCAATCAGAACCACGCCAGCGGGACATGCCTTGGCCCGTGCCTCATCAAATTTAGATATGCTACCATTGTACTCAATGATTAAGTTCTTTGGCACGCCAGATGCAATCAGGGCTTTCCTGATCCGCTCTCCGTGCTTGATCTGTGATATGAACACGATTGTACGCCTAGCGGCCTTGTGCGCTCTTAAAACGGCGTTAGCTATTGCGGCGTTTCTGATCGGGTCTGCCATTAAGGATCGGGTTGCTTGGTTTGTTCTGGACGGGTCGAACAGGATTGGCTTTCCGTCCTGTCTCCGTGGTTCCGTCCATGTGCTATCAATCACATAGTATCGTGGGTCTTCCGCGTCGGTGTATCCTACAACGTGTCTCCATCCTACATGGCTGTGTATCAGGTTCATCTTTCCGTCACGTCTATCTGTCGTGGCAGATAATCCCAGTCTGAACATGGCAGGGAATTTTCTGATTGCACGGCTGAATTCCAGTGACCCCAACATATGCACTTCATCAAAGATTACACAGGCAAATCTATCATAGACTTCTGGAGGGTATATCCCGTCTCGGTACACGGATTGTAGCATGGCAATAACTACCTTGGCCTTTGGATCGGGTAAACCTTGGCCCTGCCATATTCCTATATCATCTTCGGTCAGGGTGGTGTGCTTTAGTAATTCTGGTTTCCAGTCCAGATTACCTTGCGGAATGATCACGCATGTGGGTCTGCCAATCTCACATATGAGTTTACACCCAACTGTCGTTTTACCAAAGCCTGTAGGGGCTTCACCAATGCAGCCTTGGTTTTCCTCAAGTTCTTTGAATACACCTTCCACGAAAGGTTCCTGTTCAGGTCGTAGGTCAGATGTAAACTGTGCCTCGAATTCGAACCCGCCTGTAGCGCGGTTGTCGTTTTGAGATATAGGGGCCAGTGTTCTTGAAACGCCTACAATATTTGGATTGTCGGGGTGATCATAAAATAGTGGAACGATCTCACCGCCCCGTGCTTCAAAAAACATCTTTTGGACAGTCGGGTCGGCTCGATCATACCATGATAGCGCGTCAGTGAACTTGGGTTCACCAGTCATAATAGGGAAGTTTTTAGGTATCATGTTGTTTCCAGAGTGATGGGGTGTAAAACCCCCCAAGGCTTCCATGAGACTGGGGGTCTCAAACAAGGGGGATTTTACTAATCGCGGGTTAGGCGATGTTCTTAAAAAGGTATTTCATCGTCGAGTGCAGCGGTGGGATCGCCCCCCGCAAACGCCGTAGCCGCTGCAACGGGGCTAATTGCATATCCCGCCGCATGTGCCAGATCAGGGCGTAGGGCCGCAATCTCCGCGTTTGTCAGGATCGGGTATGCGTCCGCGTAATTGATTGGACAGGTCTGGGTTGGTTTCCCGTTCTCATCGGGGTCGCCAAGTAACGGATACTTCTGCAACACCGCAGCCATTGGCAAGTCCTGCATATATTCACAGTCGTTCCCTGTACGTGGGTCTTGTTTACTTGACCGTGAGAAGTTGAACAATTTGCCAGCTAATGTGCCCCCATGGTTCTCGGCCCGTTTTTGCAGAATGTCCCGTGCCTTCAATGGGGCAGCGAACATTTGTAGGCGTGCAGGTAGAACCGTGCCTTTGTTTTTGCCGTTCATAATTGTGTAAGGCATTGTGTTGATCACGGTAAACAACTGCATAGTTGTAGGGTTATCCCCGTTACTGTCGCATATCAGGCAAGAACCTTCCGTACCTTTGTTGCAAACCAGTTTCACCCAGTCACCGCCAACTTGGATCATGTGGGTGGCTACCATCGGAGTATCAAAAACACTTGGCCCGATTATCGTACCATCCAAGAAATAGAGTTTTGCGAATGAGCCTTCATTAAGCCAGAATTCACGCGCCCCGCCCCGCATTTTTTTACGCATTTCTTGAACAGCTTTAATTTGTTCGACTTGGGTGTTTTGTTGTGCCCCTGCCATTAGGTGTGAAGCTTGCTGTTGTGGTGCAAAAGTCACGGTTGCTGCTGGTGCTGCTGGTGTTTCCCCTGCCGCAGTTCCTACGGGGGTATTGTTTGTAGCTGGGGTTTCAGTAGATGTTGTAGTGGCGGGTTGGACTTCCCCCGCCCCAAGTGATCCAAGATCAATTCCGCCCTGTTCAGCGGGTGGTGCAGTTTTTACTGGTGGGGTTGTTTTTGCTTGTGACACAGACGTGCCTTTGATGTTGATAGCCATATCATTTACCTTTCAAGGTGCTAGTTCGAGTGCGCTCATTCGAGGCCCGTTTTGTTTGCGCGTTTTAGCGCGGTTTGTCAACCGTTCAATTCCATTATTCGGCTGCGTAATTCTTCTTCGGTACTGTCAGCAGGATCATCCCGTCCGTCAGGTGGCATTAAGTGATATACATGTGAGCCTTTCTGTGCGACTTTCTCCTGTAATCGGGTGCGTCCCAGATTTCCGCCTTTGCCAATATCGAACATAGAAACCCATCTTCCAACAGTTCGCGTCCATTCGGGTGATCTGAATGAAACGGATAAAGCGGCTGTCACGTTCGAGTATACAGGCCATATTTTCAGCGCGTCAAAATACCCTTCAACAACCAGTACGGGTTTGGATAAATCCAGAGTATGCTCATTGAACCAAGTGAACCCGCGCGGGGCTTGTTTCTTGAATGGGTAGTAATAATATCTTGGCCCCATTGGGTTCTTGATCAATGTCCGACCAATAAGCCCCCGTGAGCGTTGCTGTCGATCCGTGAGCGTGCATACAACCCTGTACCGTTGTGGGTCAAAGCGCAGCTTGAAGAAGTCTCTAGCGGCGTCTGAAATGCCGCGTTCATGCAAGTAGTCCACGGATGCTTGATGTTCAGATGCTAACGGGAAACTTTCAATCCAGTCTTGGTCGGGGAAGGGATCATCTGCCACATGGGTTGAAAGCGATAATGGTAGGTTCCCTGTCTTGACCTTTTCCATCGTCTCCATGATTTCAGATAGTTTCTCAATTGGTAACGCTGACCAGACGTGCATCAATGTTGCAATCTCGCGGATGTCGCCAGAGTATCCACAGGAAAAACAGTGTGCATGGCCTTCCTCTTTTTTGGCCTCGGCACTTGAATAAACCACTCCGAATGATGGGTTGTTATCCACGCCGCCTTCGTGTCGCCACTTGGCAAGAGGGCAGGACGCATGAACATATCCGCGCCCTACCCCTTTGATGTCTGACCCCAATGTTTCCAGTGCGGATGTTACTGCTTCTTCATTTCCAATATCAGGATCAGCATTGCTCATTAGAATTCGCCCAGTTCACCTTTATTGTCACGTAGCGTAATGCTGTGTGCTTTGGGTTTTCGAACCGTCAACCGTTCCAGAACATCTGGCAACAGTATTGTTTTCAGCGCGTTCAAATCAGGCTTGTACGAAATACGAATTTGTTCATCTGTCAACTCGGCAACAGTTTCATCACGATCCCGCAAAGCCATGGTTTCGGAGGGTGGACTGTAGGCCAGTATTACGGCTTCGGTTTTGATGCTTTCACGTTTGTCCAGTGTCACAGTTTCGTAATATGCCATAGCTTTTTCGCGTAATGCTTTTTCCAAGTCTGCCAGCGCGGAAACTTTCTCTTTTTCGCGTTTGACCAGAACCATGAATTCTGCGATTTGCTCTGGGGGCATTTTTGTGTCTTTGACATATTTCACCCAGTCGTCAACATTTTTTACCGCGACGAACGGTAACGGCTTCCCGTCTAATTCATACATAGTATTTCCTTTTTGAAGTTCCAAATGTGGTGAGGGTGAATGTATTACACTGTAATTGGTTTGTCAACCCTTTTTGCCGTAGGGGTTACGCGCTTGTGAGGCCGCTTCCGCAGTTTTGAACAGGCCGATATACTGGCCCTGCAATGTCGCCACATATTTGCCGCTGGAATGCAGTGAGACACCTGCATATCCTGTACTGTTGTCTATACGGAGATCGGTGTTCAATGCGTTCAAAGATCGGGTAGCGGCTCTTAAATTGCCCCAACGGTTATTCTTCTTATTGCGGTCTTTGTGATCAACCATTTCTGGCATTTCGAAACCCATACAGACAAATGCGGCTCGGTGTGCATATACTTTCTGGCCCCCGACATTTGCTTGGTAATAAACGTCAAAAGTCGTGAAGGCTGGTGTCCCAAATTTCTTACCGCCCTTGATCCATGTAAACAGCCCCGTGGTGGGGTTATAAGCATAGTTGTCAAGGATGGTCTGGATAAGGTTCATAGATAGGTCAAATCCTCAGACATAGCTTCGCCAGTCACTTCGCTAAAGTCCATCGTGTCGAACCGCCAGTTGATGCTGAATTGACCTTCTTCACCATTACGACCCTTCATCACATTAACTTTCTTTTTTGTAAGCTGGTTAAGACTTTTAGGATTTTCGAGTAGGCCAAGTATGACGCCCATGTATTCACCAATAGCGTGACTGTACCCAATATCATCGAGATCAGGGGTTGTGCCTTCCTCATCTATTTTTCCCGCGCCTTTCTTAAACTGCCATGATGAAAATATTGCTGACCCTGATCGCTGGCAGTATTGCTTCATCAGGTCAAGGTTTTCAGGAACCCGTGCATAGCGTCCAAGCCTCGTGTCGGGGTGTCTTAACATATAGGCCCCGTCAAGCCATATACGCTTAACCCCATGCATTTGGGCAATGGTTTCGATGTCCATCATTGTGCCAGCCATTTTACTGTCGTAGAGCAAGAATGGCACGTCTTTATTGTGCAGTGATGAAGCCGCGTCTTTCAAGGCTTGCACGTATTGCTCTTGGGTATGGCCTCCAATCTTGTATTGCAGTGGGCCTCCCATATACATTGGAGTTGGATCAACCCCAGCGACCATTGGCAGGGCACGCTTTTCAATCTGTGATGCCGACATTTCCTGCGTCACGAACAACACGGGTTCACTGTAGTTATTCCAGAAATTCAAAGCCGTGCTTAACATAAGCCAAGTCTTGCCAGAACCAGGCCGACCAACAATCCCTAACATGTCCCCGTCTTCGATCCCGCCCTGTTCGTCCAGTGTCGGGTATCCTATTTTTTGTGTGAGTGGTGCGGTTCCATCCAATTGTGACAGGTAGTGAACCAGTGCGTTTTGATCGGTCTCCCTGAGATCAAATATAAGTTGCGCGATTTGTCCTTGCGTGACTGGTAGTAAATCGGTGATCAGGGATTTTAACGCCTCATCTTGTTTTTGTTCGGATATGAGTAGGGTAGCTTTATCGGATGCGGCCCTCATCGCTTCTTCAATAAAGCGGTGTTTCAGTTGTTTGTAATCAAAGGCATATGGCTCGACAATCGGGGGTAGAAATACTGTGATCTGGTCAAGCAATGTGTCGGGGTGTGGCATGGCCCCATGTTCTACAAAGTGCGTTCGGATATAATCAAACGCTTTGATTTCTTCTTCATAGGTTAAATAGGGTTTGGCTTTCGATAATGAGAGAACCGCTTCTGCTTGTGGCATTCCAAGTACGTGTCGTAAAACCCGCAATCCTGCGGTACTGGCATTCATAGACATAGGTATTCCTTAGTCGATCAAGCGGTGTAACCTTGAACGATTTTAAAGTTGTTTAGATACAGTGCATTTTCAGAACCGAATATCTCGGCTTTGGCTTTATTGTCGGGCACGCCTATAACGGTTTGCTTTCCCCGTGAGGCACGGCCCATGAGCCAACTCGACAACGCTCGGCGGGTTGCGGCTGGTGCATCGTGGTAATGGAAGTCGGGGACTGCAACAAGCGTTCCTTGCGGCCCTATACGTCCTTTGAACAAATGTTCAAGCAATGCTTCCCGTGGGATAACATTCGCGGTTATGAAGTTTCGGATTAATGCCCCCGCTATGGATCGGGATCGCTGAGACACAGATGGGTCTTGCGCCCCAATATAGACAATGCCAAGTTTACCATCCTCTTGGGTGCGGCGAAATTCAGTCAGGTACTCAATTTCGATTGGTGTCAGATGATATGCGGCCCCCGTAATATCTCGGACTTGGATGCCAGCTTCGGCGGCATATCTATCCATATCAAGCACAAGTTTAGCGTGCACGGAAGGGTCTAGTTTGCCGTGGTCATAGATCGGGCTGGCCTGTGTTTCTATATGTTCATCCAATACAATCATTGTCCTGTTTTCTTAGCGTCGTGTTTCATCTTTTCAGATAACGACATGTGAGTGTATGGCTTGTTTACCACGGTTTTAGGTTTTTGCATAACGGGTTTGTCAACTTTATTTTTCGGCTGGTCTAAAATGTCACAGCGTTCCAACCACTTAGGCGCAGCCCGTCTGACCGAATATGGTACAGGATTTGGGCCAGCATCTTTCGGTGCGAAGTTTATCCAGTTCTGAATAATCGCTGGCAGATCATCATATAGCTTGCGCCCCAGTTTATCATATCGCTTTGCGCAAAGTTTGATCATGCGGACAGTTTTTGGATCAACTTCGAAGGGTTTGTCGCCATTTTGGATCAATAATTTATTCCAGATGCGTGCAAACTGCCAAGCGGTCAGTTTCTCATTGGGTGGGCTTTTATGTTGTTTTTCCGCCAGTCGAGCCTTGGCCCCATCCATTCCACCACGTAGACGGGTGGAGGGGGGAGGGGGGGAGGCTTTCTTCTCTTTCTCGGAAGAATTAAGTGAAACAAGATCATCTTCGTCAGCAAGCGTAGCGGCTGATATAGAACATTGTTTAGGATATTTATTAAGTGTATTCTTTATAGTGGTTGCATCATGCAACGAGGTGGTTGCACAGTGTTGGTCAGGCTCGTTGCATTGTGTCTCAATGATCTTGAGTTCACGGGTCTGGATATATAAGCGCGGTGCATGGTTCCAGTACATTTTCTTCAAAGCAATCAACCCGTGTTCAGATAACCAATTTAGGGCGCGGGAAACCGTCGCTTTAGATAACAATAATTTCTCTGCAATCATATCCAGTTTTGGGGCTGTCCATCGTTCTCCATTTCGGGTGAGTGTGGTTGTCTTGAATAGCCAGTTGACCAGTTCCAAAACACGGGCTTGTGAGGCGGTGGCGGTAAATCTCCGATAATCGGATAAAGTAAGTTCTGTCATATGAATTCCAATGGTGATGCGCAGCCCCATGTTGGGGCCAGCGCGGTGTAGTGTATAATCAATGCTTGGTCGGTGTTTTGTCAACCCCAAAATTATGCTTTAAAACAACACCATCAGTATCTTCAACAACTTCTACAAGTTTATCTACACCATCAGATATGTTTGCTTTGATCCAGTCATTTGCATCTTCCGTATAAAGAAACACAGATGGGGATGCCCCCAGATACTTAGGTGGGTACATCGCACCCAGTGACTTCATAATCACCTCACCCATATCCTTGATAAAATCGGATCGGATATTGATCTTCTCAAGAAATCCACCTTCTTCAAGGATCACGCCCCCAGATGCATTCTGGATTTTACGTGCCCATTCTTCACCAAAGGTCTTGGTAACTTTTTCTGGATGTACTCCAGTCGGGATCGCCAGCAAAGTGCGGAATGTGTCAGGGCTGCTTTCGGTATCTCCAGTTAACATACGCTTGGGCATATCCATCTTTGTGATTTTCCCGTCGCGTGCTTTATATCTGATACGAAGCGACATGAATACTGAATTGTGCAGGATCATGGTCTTTACCGCCAGTCCTACTTCGCGTTCTTTGGTGTCTGCAAGAATTGCATAAACCTTCCCGCCTCCTGATTGTACTAACATATGGTTCTCCAAATTAGTTGGTTAGGATTTTATGTGTATGCCCCTGCCCATGATTTGTCAACCCTAGAAATGGTTCGGGCCGCAGCACCACCCGCGACCCTTGTGTAAACCATCACTACAACCTATCGAAACAGATCGGAAGGCACCTTTGGAGAAGTAACCCTCGGAGTACATGTTCTATAAAGCACCATCGTGCACGTTTGTCAACCACTTGCAGCTAATTTTAAATCTGTTTCCAGATTACTGGCATTGATTATTTGCCCCGTCTTCACGGCGTTCAGTAACATGCGTTCTCGCTCGATATACCAAGCCGTGTATGGCCCGACATACTCCGACTTCAATTCGGGATTGATCCATGGTGAGAACTCGGAATAATGTAGTGCGCCGATGTTTTCAAATTGTTCTGGCATTTCATCCAAAGACGGGATCATGTGCCAGCGCGGGTTCAGTTCCCCGAAGTCTTCTTGAGGCATTCCTTTAAAGCCGTGCAATTCTCGCCCTGTGTCATTGCTCACAGCATCCACAGAAAAAAGATTTGCCAATTTGTCAGACGGGGTGAAACAGAACAAGGCCGACCACAGCTTGCGATAGTAATTCTGCTGAACCATCCCATCCATCTTGGTAGAATTTTCAACCACTCTGCGATCACGGTTCACTACGGAGATCGGTTTCTTGGTTTTGCGGTGTTCTCTCATCATTAATGAAGGATCATCTTGGAATAGAAAGTCACAATCCACAAACATGCAGGTTCCAGTGATCCCAAGTTCACGGGCCAGATG